ATACGGTGTTGCCGCAAATCTTGAGATTGCTGTCGGCAATATGAAGTTCAGTGAAGCTGAAGTCGAGATCAAAGTGACGGCTAAGGTCATCGGTGTGAAAACTCGTGCCGATTCTATGCTTGAGACTATGATCAAACTGAAAGGTCTAAAACTGAAGAATGCCAATGGTGATGAACTTGTTGGCTATAACAGTCGTGCCCATAAGATGCCTTTCATCTATCAGAAAGCTTCTGACGGTAAGCGTTACAAATGTGCCGAAGATATGGCAAAATTCTTGTTTGCAGCATAAGGAGAACTGACCATGAATAAACTTCAAATCCTAGGCGATCGCATGATGACTGTCGCTAAGACCTATCACAATGACATTCTTGCAAATGAGTTTGCTCGTGTCGGTGATCTTGTTGCTCACCAAGGTATGCCCTTTGTGAAAAAGCTGACTGAAAAAGATATGATGGTTGTGAAATATTTTAAAAATAATTGTTGACATTGTTTTAATTGTATGTTATGTTGACTATGTAACCAAAACAAAACAGAGGAATACAAAATGGCTCACGAGATTGAATTTGTTAACGGCGCTGCTCAGATGGCATTTGTCGGTGAATTGCCTTGGCATGGCCTGGGTGTTCAGGTTGCCGATGATTTGGCTCCTGCCGATATGATGAAGGCTGCTGGTGTTGACTGGCGTGTACAAGAGGTTGAAACCTTTGCTGAGTTCAACGGCAAAAAAGTCCCAACCGGTATGAAAGCACTGATCCGTGAAACTGACGGCCGTGTATTGACTCAGGTCGGCAAGGGTTGGCACCCTGTCCAAAACGAAGAGGCCTTTGAGTTCTTCAAGGACTTCACCGATGCTGGTAAGATGAAAATGCACACTGCAGGTTCTTTGAAGAACGGTGAGATCATCTGGGCCTTGGCAAAAGTTGATGATGACTTTGAATTGTTCAATGGTGATAAAGTTGAGAGCTACATGCTCTTCTCGAACCCACACCAATACGGCAAGACCATCGACATTCGGTTTACTCCTATCCGTGTGGTATGTAACAACACCTTGACATTGTCGCTCAACCAGACCGCTGCAAATGCAGTCAAGTTGAACCACCGTCAAAAGTTTGATGCTGATGCTGTCAAAGATATGATGGGCATTGCACACTTCAAGATGTCGCAATACAAGGAAATGGCTTCCTTCCTTGGCTCCAAGCGCACCACTGAGGATACCGTCAAACAATACTTCGGTGAGTTGTTGGGTATGTCAAACAAGAAGGAAGGTGAATTGAGCCGCACCGCCGCCCGTGCAATGGAAGTTCTGATTGAACAACCAGGTGCTGAGTTTGCCGAAGGCTCTTGGTGGTCTGCCTTTAACTCGATTACCTTCATGACTGACCATGAATTGGGTCGCTCGGCCGATACGCGGATGCAATCGGCATGGTATGGCACTAACAAAAAGCTGAAAACTCAGGCCTTGGAATTGGCCTTGGAAATGGCAGAGGCTGCTTAACTTCTGCTCATGTAAGCTTGACTTCCAAAAAATGTAGCGACTACACCAGCCTGGGCAATGTAAAACATGCCCAGGATATTATCTATAGCCTGGATGCGTTCTGTATCAATCCATGGTAAAAATAACAATGCTGTAAAGAAGACCATTGACGCCATAGCAATCCATGCCATGCGCCGTTGTTGGTCTTCTTTTTTATCTAGATTCTCAATCTCAATTATCTCTTGAGTCTTTTTAATATCACTATTTGAAATAACACCATCTCCATCACTATCATAACCAATGCGACTTGACTTTTTGTCCATTGTTCTGTCCATAGTACGTAATTTTTGTATAAGTATATAACATATTTATATTGACAAAGTTCTATAGTATGGTATAATGAATTAATGGTTCTGAATAATATGAAAGGATTAATGAGTTATAACTAATATATTTTAACTATATAAGGAAATACAAAATGAGATATATCTTAGGAATAATTATTCTCACTAGTATCTTAACAAGTACTAAAGTTGAAGCACTACATGATGATTATATGAATGAATTAAATTGTCTAGCACTTAATGTTTATTTTGAATCAAGAGGTGAATCTAGTCTGGGTCAAAAAGCTGTTGCATGGGTGACTCTTAATAGGACTAACTCTCCAGAATACCCAGACGATATTTGTGATGTTGTCTATGATAGAGGTCAATTCTCATGGACAAGAGATAAAAAGTCTGATGATCCTAAGGATGATAATGCATGGGCTAGAGCCTTATATATAGCATATGTGATTCTTAAAACCCATAAGGTTAGCAACGATCCAACAGATGGTGCTGTTATGTTTCACACATTAAATAGTAAACCTTCTTGGAGAAAATCATATGTTGTTACTACAAAGATTGACGGACATATTTTTTACAAGAAAGAAACTGACAATGGCTAAATGGGATAATAAAAAACTTGAAACAGACATAGAGGATGCTAAAAAGAAAGATGATAATCCTCCTGTGCCTGTGACAACACCAAAACATAAGTTAACACATGAAGAAACAATTAGGCGATATGATAGAGGTTGATATGAAAACGTTTGAAACTTATGAATATGTGCATAATTTACAACCTTGTATGAAACGACCTATTGTTGTTCATGCCAAACAGATACATGAAGAGTTCCGTGTCAATACTCTTGAAGGTAATTACAAGCAAGGTAAAGCTGGTGACTATCTCATGATGGGTATTGATGCTGAACTTTATATTTGTGATAAAGCCATCTTTGAAAAGACCTATGACTTTACCGATACTGATAATTCTAAAGCATGGACACCATGGGGACACCTTTGAAAACAATGGTTGACATATACTAATTAAGGTGTTATAAATAGACTTGTAAATATTGAAGCAACATGGACACATTCTGGACTGCGGGGCGGTACCGCACGACTCCACCATAGATACACTGCTTATGGTCTTTTGACACGGGGATAGGCTTTACGCCGTCTGGTAGTGTATCTTTGCTGGGGTCGAAATTAGGATCGACAGGTGTGAAGATAGAGTGGAGTTTACCGGATGGCCTCGTATCGGCTAAATAAACTAAAGGCAAATGAAAATTTCGCACCTGAGGTTCGCCTAGCGGCTTAATCTCTTGCGGTATGAGCTCCACCGTATAACCTAACGGGCTCACTTAAACATGTTTATATAATTAAAGGAAATACTATGAAAAAGATTCTTCTTGCAACTACCATCCTTGCAATGACCGCTGTTTCTGCAATGGCTGCTGACCTTGGCTATGGCTTCTCTGTTGGCGCCGACATCAATGCAGAATACAATTTGACCGCTGGTGGTGATATTGCATTGACTGCAACTCCAGCATTGTATTACAGTCTTGCTTCTGTCGACTTGACAATCGGTACCGATATTGATTTGGCTGATGTATATTTTGTCGGTCTTGATCTTGAAGCTTCGTATGATTTGAACGACAGTTTTAATTTGTATGCAAATGTATCTACAGATGAGAATTTTAACTTCGGTGATGTAGTTATTGGCGCCACTGTTAGTTTCTAATACTTAAAAATGTGGAGAGAACTTAATCTCTCCACATTTTATTATTAGATTGACATATCTTATAGTTGGTGTATATTAAACTATAGACTATGAAAGGATAAACATGGAATTAATTTCAACATACTTTAATGAACAGACTTCAAAGGCCCGAGCTGAAGTGATTAAAAATAATGGTCTATATGAGGTTCATTACTACAATAATAGTGGTCAGTTATTCAGATCTGAAAACTTTGTCAATGAACAAACGGCACAAAACATTGCCGAAACATGGGCATCACAGATTCAAGTATTGAAGGAATAATATGACACTTTCAGCTGAAATGATCCTAAAAGAAGTAGAACAATATACAAATAATGAAGTCAGTCTTATTGATGCTTTAGTACATTTCTCTGAAAAACATGATATTGAAATTGAATTGATTGGTGAAATTGTAAGACGTTCTGTTGTATTAAAAGCAAAAGTTCGTAATGATGCAGAACGTCTTAACTTATTAGAAGAAAAAACGGCACAACTTCCAGTATGAGTATATATTCAACAAAAGCTGCATATGATCTGTATGTGTACTATTTGGCTTTAAAGAAACACTTTACCACTGATTATGATTTTTTCAAATACAATGGTAAAGTGAGAGCATCACAAGATGCCTTTGAGAATAGAAAAGACAAGTTCTTTTTCTATAAACTATCAAAACGATCTGATTCTCAAAGTTATCTTTTAGCAAATATCATTCATAATCCTAAATTATGGATAGGTGATCTTGGTAATGGTAATGGTGAAACTATCTACAATGATTGGAAAAAAGTTCAGCAATCACTGATGTATACTTTCCAATCTGATATAAATAACATGGATGGAGATTTTGATTCCAATGTTCTTACAAAGGACGGTCAACATCCACCACTGATCCGAATGTACTTGACAAAACAAATACATTCTGAAACCTTGATTATGATAAACGACGTGATAAATATTTTTGATTATTGGGATAAGAAATTGGTTGACAAAATAATATGGCCTGATATAAAGAGAACATGTGTCAAATATAGACCATTCTTATCATTCGATAAGGCAAAAATTAAAACTACTATAATCGCAACATTTCGCAAATAAATCGCATAAAGGATACTAAACATGGTTAATTTCGCAGACCTTAAGAAAAACAGTTCATCGTCATTTGATAAATTGAATAATCAATTGAAATCAATGGGCAAGCCGAACTATTCTAATGACGAAGATAAATATTGGAAACCAATCGTTGATAAGGCTGGCAATGGTTTTGCCGTCCTTCGTTTCCTCCCTCCTCCAGTAAATGAAGAAATGCCATTTGTGCGCCTATGGGATCATGGATTCCAGGGACCAACTGGTAAATGGTATATTGAGAAATCACTTACAACTCTTGGAATGCCTGATCCAGTTTCTGAACATAACTCAGAACTTTGGGCAACAGGTATTGAAGCAAACAAAGAGATTGTTCGTAAACAAAAGCGTCGTGAGTCATATATTGCAAACGTCTATATCGTACGTGATCCAGCAAATCCTTCTAATGAAGGCAAAGTTTTCCTATACAAGTTTGGTAAGAAAATCTTTGAAAAACTCAATGACCTTATGAATCCACAATTTGAAGGTGAAGCAAAGGTTAACCCTTTCGATCTATGGAAAGGTGCTAACTTTCAACTTAAAATTCGTAAGTATGAAGGTTATCAGAACTATGACAAATCAGATTTTGCCCCAGCAGGTCCTTTGTTGGAAGATGATGATCGCCTAGAGGAAATCTGGAAATCAGAAAATTCTCTAAAGGATATTGTCGATCCTAAAAACTTCAAATCATATGAAGAACTCAAGACCAAATTGTATAGCACACTTGGTCTTGACGGTAGCAAACGTGCACCCACATCCACTGCTGCTGAGGACGATGATGAGGTGATGGACTACACTCCTAAGTTTAAGGAACGTTCTGCTCCTGCTATGAGTGAAGCTTCATCGCCTTCTATTGATGAGGATGATGACGACAGTCTATCATTCTTCAAGAACCTTGCTGATGACTAATCAGTAATGTGACTATATTATGAAATATGAGGGGGTGCAGAAATGCATCCCCTTTTTGTTACCGATTACCACCAAGCATCTGTGTGTATAACGATGCAGACACATTTTTTGTTTGATTTACAATGGTGGTCTGTTGGTTATTAGAGTTCACTACAGATGATGCTGGTGCTGCAGGCGGTGCAATAATAATAGGTGCTGCTTGTGGTTGTGCAAGGGTTTTATCAGGTACTGTTGTTGGTGCCATAGCCGTTTTAAATGCTGTCATTCTATTTGGAGCTGCAGCTATTGTTTTATTAGGCGTTTCATCAATTGATGCCAACATATATTTACGAAATGCCGGTGTAATATCAAGATTAAACTTATCTTCCTCAGCGGCAAATCCTCTTCCTGTTATGCTATTAAGTGGATCTGTGATTAAACCTTGAACAAACATATCAATTGCGCCAGGAATAGATTCAAGAAGACCTTGACGAATTCTTTGTGTGGCATCAAGTCCGGCATCTTTTAATTCTTGATCAAAATAACCCATACCACCTGATAATAATGCTCCAAGTGCGCCAGGTACTTTGGACATTTTTGGTGGCTTAACTATACCTTTTGTTGGTGCATCTGATATTTTAGGATATATTTTAGGTGCGGCTTCAGTGGTAACACGCATATCTTGTGTTAATTTGAATGGTTCTAACCCAGCATTCATTGGTGGCATTGGTTTGAGTGTTGGTTTTTTATCACCGAGCGCTGCAAGATGCTCATCTACAGTTAAGTATTTTGTAGATAGTTTTGGTTTTGGCACTGTATTCAGATCATCAATTGATGCAAGAAGTTTATCTTTAGCAAATGCTGCAAGACGCTCATCTACAGTTAAGTATTTTGTTGATGTTTTTGGTTTGGATGATGCTTGCTCAGCAAGTGTGGCAAGACGCTTATCTTCGGCAATTGCTGCAAGACGCTCATCTACAGTTAAGTATTTTGTCGATGTTTTTGGTTTTGTGTCATTAACATTCAGTCGGTCATTTCCAGGTGCTCCCTTTAATTTGTCAGCGCCACCTCCACCTCTAAGTAACATTCCTGCTGCAGCTTGTAATCCTAAAGGTCCAAGTAATGACATAAGTCCTGCTGATCCAGCAGCTGCTAATACCGAACCTAAACTAGCAGATTTACTTTCTTCTTCATCATTATCTTTTTTACCTTTTTTTGATGGCGTTGCAGCACTAGATACATCTTCTCTTCTGGCCTTTCCAAGCATTGCTTCTTGATAACCAACCATTTTTTTAAGATAAACAGCTTGTTCTTTGCCAATCATTTTAAGTTCATTGATACCACTTTCAAGTTTTGAACCAGCAGCATAATCTACCATAAGCCCAGTTTTATCTGAACCACCATTTGAACTAATTGCATTCATAATATCTTGAATCTTAGATATATCAGTTGGTTTGCTGGTTACTTCTACCATTTAGTTATCTTTCTCTATGTGGTCTGTTAACATATGTATGTACAATTCTAATTCATATGGTATCATGTTTTCAATATCACTTAATGCATATCTATGAATGGTTACCAATTTAAAAATATTTGTATATAGGTGAATCAAAGAAGTATGACTCACCATTAAGTAAAAAAATTACTCAATCCCTCCAATACAAAAGTTTTATCAACACCAGTTTTATCTTTATATGGTATTTCAACTTTAAGTACTGGTATTGTTTTGAAAAAATCTTTGATTGAATCAATATTCTTTGGATTTAATTCTTCAATAAATTTTTCAATTTCTTCTTTAGTATATTCAGATAACTTATAAACCTTTTCGCCGTCATTACTGACAAGAACATCAATACAATTAATAACAAGATCTTCACCACTATTAATCTTATCAATTGTAGGGTATTTCATAATTAAAGTATAATGATTATCAAGATCAATCTTTTTACTATGCTTTTCATTCTGAATAAGTTTTATATTATTAATATCAAGTTTCAAAGTAACTGTTTCATCAGTTTCATTATCAATGATATTAAATTCAATTTCATTATTAACAGATTTTGCTCGAATATTTAACATAATATATTCAAGATCAAACATTGGAATTTCATTTACATCAAGATCATACACACAGTTTGTAATGATCTGCTTAATAGCCAATATTGTTTGGTCTATATCATCACTCTCTTGTGCTACTAATAAGATCTTTTCTTCACGTACATTATACGGTCTATATTTTACTTTTTTACCACTTGATGGAACTGTCAATTCAAATAGTGGTAGTTCAATTTTTGGTAAACTCATTTTAAAATCTTTCTATATTATAAGTTTAAAAAGTGCCACTAAGTGCAGCACCATTAGCAGAAATTGGATCTAGATTTTTTCCACGATTTATTTTTGGAACTTCAATTGCACTGTATGTAAAACCAATTGGAAGAATCATAGTCGATGTAGCATCAGTATTATTCCAATTCAACGAAATATTTCCCATGTTCACAGGGAATGCTTTAATTAATTTATACTTCTGCATTTTAGTAGTATTGGTACCATCTTCACCTGGATTACCTTGCATACCACCAGGATAAACGTCAATATCAATGGTTGCTGCATATTCATTAATATATGATACTTCATATGGTAATTGATCAGCATCATTAATTGAATTAAAGGGACTTCCTGATGAGTAATAGTTAACAATAAATTGTAACCAACTTTGAAAAAAGTTAGCACTTTTCATATCTGCATCAACAATAAATTCCATGGGAATTATTTTGAACTGATTTGCACCAATGACACGATTCTCTGCAACACCAGTTACTCTTGAATAATATGGTATTGTTAAGAGATCAAGTTCTGGCAACTGAACAGAAGAACAACGAAGTGATAACTGTCTTAAATCCTCAGTACTAATATTTGCAAATGTTTGTACAAAAGGAGGTGGCGTAATTGTTACTTCATATGTGTTTGTCTTAGCAACTCCATAGCTATTGAGTGAACTTTTGAATTCTGATAATTTAAATACCATGTTAACGACCTCTGATAATTTTGACTGAATCTGCCCAAACTTTTTGATTCGCCGCTTTTTGGAATCTTGATAAGGGAAGAAAAAGTGCTACGTCCCACTCTGCAGGAAATATGTATAAGAATTTACTTGTCAGATGATCGCTTAAATAATGCTTTACTGTTGGTTTAAAGTATTTAAATTGCGCAGCACCATTTAATAAATCATAATTCAACTTTAACTTTGTTGTATCATTGTACAGTGTATTGTTTGTAATGGAATAAAGGCCATCCATTAACTTAGCTCTGTAAGGCAATGGAAGATAGTGCATATTCATACCAAGAAATCCACCTGGAACTTTTCTGAATGGAAATACAAGAGGAAATCTATCCCAATATGGCAAAGTATCCTTGTGCTTTGGGTTATAGGTAAACATATACATCTGACCAATTCTAGGAGAACTAGTAAAACGAGTTGCATCACTACCTTTAAGCAGTGATGTTTCGTTGATCTTGCCTTGCTGTTGAGCGGTGTTACGATACCAATCACGTGCTTCTTGAGTACGAGCAGGAATGTTTCCTTCTCGAATACCCTTTGATAATATAGTATCGAATAGTATTGCCATTACTTGATTCCTAGTTCTATTTCCGTCATAATTCGAAAAATCCAGCCACGATCCTTGCAGACTTCCTCAGCGGCCTTCCACTTTGCCATATTCACGCCGTAAGTCATAACTTCATTGATATATTTTTTATTCAACATTCCCTTGGGTGTTAACTTTGTACTTGGATTCGGTGCTATTGTCTGTGCTTTTGGTTTCACTTCAATTAGTATCTTTTCTTTTTTACCATCTCTATTTATTTGCTCTACAAAAAAGTCTGGAAAGTATCTATGCATTCTTCCGTCAACTGGACTTTCATATGGTATCACAATCTCTTCCGAGCCCCATTTAATAACATTCGGATGAGAATCCAAATATGCCATTAACTTAAGTTCCCACGATGATCTATAAATAATATTTGTAGGATCACCCTTATACTTAGAAGGATTCTTCGGTTTAAATTTGCCTTGATACGCTGCCATGAAAAACCATATAAATATGTTAAAGCTTATATGTATTTATAAAGGAATACTATGCCCAATTTTGTAGAAAATCCAAACTATGTAATAGCTGCAGCGCGAAGAAATAGTACTACTGCAATTGATAATCTTAGATTCCCAGCATCAGAAGCTATTCCATATGTTATGCTTATGAATTTCAAGGAATATATATATAGTGAAAACATTGGACTTGGCACTGAAAATTTTGCAAATGAAATTTCAAAAGGTTCTATTGTTCTTCCATTACCATTACAATTAAGAGATTCTGTAGGTATTGAAGCAAGTTCAGTATCTGGTAATATAGCAGCAATTACAAGTACAGCAGCTGATTTTGGTTCATATCAAGGCGGTGAAGATTTTGAATCAAATGCTAGATTTTATGCTGATTTAATGAAAAATGTGGCAGGATCCGCAGCTGCCGCGACTTCTCAACTTAAAGGTCCAATAGCTGCAGCCCTTACAACATTTTTAGGTGGAACTGCAGTTGTATCTAATCAAGTAGCAGGAACTACAGGTTCTCTTCTCTTGGGTAAGGCTATTAACTCATTTGAAACAATGGAATTCAAAGGCGTAAAACTTAAATCCCATTCTTTTAACTGGAGATTATCACCGTCAAGTCAAAAAGATTCAGATGCTTTAAGAGATGTTATTAAGGAAATTAAGAAAAATATGTTACCGGCATATGTTGGTGCCGCAGGTCCTGCTGCTTTAACACATGCACTTCTTAAATACCCAAAACTTGTTATGGTTACATTTCTTGGTATTAATCAGGATTATTATTATAAATTAAAACCATGTATGATCACTGGGTTTGATGTACGATATAATGGAGGTGAACAATTAAACGTTTTTAAAGGTGGTAAGCCTGTTGTTGTGGAATTATCATTAGAGATGACTGAGGTGCAAATTCATACAAGTGATGATTACGGCGGTGGTGCTGATACCATTATACCTCTTGATGAACCTATTTCGAATCCGAATCAATTTAGACAAGACATACTAACCGGTGCACCAGGAACTAATAGCGGGAGACAGCCAAGATGAACTACTTTAAATTTTTCCCAACAGTAACATACAACGGCAAATCGGTAGTAAATATTACTCGCCGAACTGCTATTCAGCAACAATTATATAGTTCACCTATTTCATTCCTTTCATATTCAATTAAAGATGGTGAGAAGCCAGAAGACATTGCTCTATATTATTATGATGATATGGGTAAAACTTGGCTTGTATTCATGGCCAATAATATCATTGACCCTGTTTCTCAATGGCCATTATCAAATAGTGACTTTGAAAAAATGATTATAAAGAAATATACTGAACAAGCACAAGCAGTAAATCCAGCATATGTTGGAAATGGTGTTATTAATTGGACACAGAATGCATCACTTACCAGCAATATTCTATGGTATCAGAATGCCGAGAACAATAGAATCAGTAAGGATACTTATCTGTTAAATGCAGATTTAGGATTGATCACTGCAGGTGATTGGTACCCAGTACGAATTTATGATTATGAACTTGAACTGAATGAGAATAAAAGAAACATATTCTTATTTAATAGAGCATATGCGTCGCAAGCCGAATCAGAATTAAAGGGATTGTTGAATGCCTAGTCTGACTCAAGCTGGACAATACGAACTTGTGAGTGTTTATCTCAGTGACTATACAAGACAGAGCAAGATAGAAGTGTCTGCTTTAATGTCTGGTTTTACTATCACAGAATCAATGTCAGCACCATTTATGACTGGTACAACTACACTCTTTGACAGTGATGATATTTTATCAAGATTGCCAGTCATAGGTGAAGAATATATTGAGTTCATATATAAAGACTTTTTTGGTAAAGTAAGAACTGATGTGTTTATGGTCTTTTCAGTATCTGATATTAAATATTCAGATCCTAATAACCAAACATTAATTCAGTACACATTAAACTTTGTATCAACACCTAGAGTTCTTACTGATAGCTTTAGAGTCATGAAAGCATTTAAGAATCAGAAAATAAGTGATTATGTAAAACTACATTTTGATGCTACATTTAAAGCAGCAATGGATCAACAGCGTTTAAAACCAAAGGAATTAGATGTTGAAGAAACTGATGGCATTCAGAATCTTGTCATTCCAAATCTTACTCCTGTTGAAACGTTTTTGTTTTTTGCTCGTTATGCTTATAAATCAGATTCAAATACACAGTCTTATCGCTTCTTTGAAAACAGAGATAGTTACTTTTTTGGAACAAATGAGTATGTTATTAAACGCTATGGAACAAAAGTTTCTGAAACTGAAATGCGACCACCAAGTGTATTGCAAGATGGTGAAGTAAAGAATTTCTATTACAACTATCTACCAAACATGGATGCTAATTCACAATATACGCTGATGTTTAATATTCGTGACATCAATTTTGGTGAAAAAGTAAATACGATAAATGATATTAACAAAGGTGCTTACAAACGCAACGTATATGCAATTGATATTTTAAATGGGACTATTTTAATTCCTCAAACACCATATAGTATTTTAGATGACTTTTCAGATAATAAAATAAAGTTACCGCACAGCAAACAATTTATTGATGAAGTCATATCAGATAAGTATACTCGATTTGTTTTAAAAGATTATACAGCACCTGCAGATGTTTCAGGACCTGCAGTCAGACTTGATGCTAATTATTCTGACCTATATAATAAGAAAGGTTCATATTTTTACCAATATGATCAAAACACCATTGAAGTTGAAATTCATGGGCATAATGATATTGTTGCTGGATCAGTAATCAATCTTCAGTTACCATTGAGAGCAAAAGCCAATTCAGGTAATACAAAAAACATAGATGTTGAACGCAGTGGTTATTATTTGGTGAATGAAATACGAAATGAATTTCTAAATAAAGAATATAAACAGAAACTTACATTATCACGATATGGAATTGGAACAGCATGATATTATATGAGGGCTTAAATAACCTTACTTGGTTTATGGGAATTGTGCAGCGCATTAATGATCCTAAACACGAAGGCCGTGTAAAAGTAAGAGCTTTTGGGTTCCATCCTACTATTGCAGAAGGCACTGTTAGTGCAGATGATTTACCATGGGCAACAGTTCTTGTTAATAACGTAAGTGTTTCTGCAAAACTTGCCATTGGTGAATTGGTATTTGGTGCTTTTCTTGATGGACGTGATGCTCAACAACCACTTATCTTTGGGGTAATACCAACACCAAAGTTTGGGATTCCTACATTAGAACCTACTGGCTCTGTTGGTGATATGAGTGCTAATGATCAATCCCAGAATAATGCAACACCAGCATATGTTTCAGGTACTGCAGAAGGTGTTCTTAGAACAATTAAAGCTCGAGAATCAGGCGGTGATTACACAGCTGAAAATGGTGGAACAAGATATGTCGAGAGAGATGCAAACGGTAATGCTATAGGATCTACAGCTTCAGGTGCTTATCAATTTATTGACTCGACATGGCAAGAACGTGCGACAGCTGCAGGTATTGGTACTGAATATAGTCATGCAGCTGATGCACCTCCAGCCATACAAGATGCAGTAGCCGGACACTATGTAAATGATATTCTTGCAAAGAATAATAACAATGTTGCTGCAATACCAAACGTTTGGTTTACAGGAAATGCTCAAGGCAATATGTCTGCCGAACAACTTAGTGTAAATCGTGGGCAAACTTCGGCAACATATCAAAAAAATTGGTTGGAAGACTATTTTAGAATTACCGGCACTGATCCAGGGATTGTGACATCAACACTTCCGTCAACCGCACCGTATACACCATTAGTATCATCAACAATTGAATCATATGGTCAGGGTGCATTACCGCCTCAGAGAACTGGTGAAGGCATTCATCACACACCACTAGCTCCAGCACTTGCAAACTTTCAAAAATCAACTGGTGATCTTTATCATCCAGGTCTTGCTGTTGGAGGATCACATAATACAACAGTAATTAATGCAAGTTATAATGGTTCGTATATTGAAATGCATGGTGGTGATGGTGAAAACAATGAACATATTAATATTATTCATAAGAGCGGTGCTCACATTGCATTAGATCAAAATGGTAATGTAACAATTGGGGCAATTGGTCGTTTACATGTAGTTTCAATAAATGACTTTGAACAACAGGTCGGTGGTCATACCACAAATATTTCTGATGGTGGTTATTCGATTCGTGTAGAAAATGGTGGTATTCAGTTACACTCAGTCGGTGATTTAAGCATATCATCAAACTCTAACATTAACATAGCAGCCGCTGGTGATATTGTACTGAACTCTGGTACATCATTAGACATAAAGTCTGCACGTGTAGGCTTGTCAGCAACCGCAGGCGGTGTTGGTGTTCTATCTTCTGAAGGGATCCAATTACAATCAGTGGGTGATACTACAGTTAAAGGTGCTAATTTCAATGTAAATGCGGCAACAGTGGGAATTGAAGCAACTGGTGGTAATGCCACTATTAAAGGCACTGAAGTTCATCTTAATGACGGTTCTGTTGCAACCGTAGCAGATACTCAAGGTGCAGCAAATATTGAAAAACCACCAACTGCCGGTATTGCAACTAAAAAACAATCATCACCGACAACCGGCGGTATTAGTATTAATCAAATTGATGATACGGTATAAGGAATAAACATGTCTTGTAGCCCATATTTTAATCTTAATTCAACTACAGCAGAGTTAGAGTATAAAATTCTTTCCGTTGGTGATCTATTTGATCTTCAAAACGATTCTGCAAAACAATATGATCAATCATTTCTACTTATAGCACTAACAGATTTAAATTTATTGGTTACATTGGCAAGACAAGAATATGATTATCCAATGTTATATGATAGATTAAATAGTGGTCCAATTAGTACCACTGAATATGCTGACTTTTTAATTGCAACTGGCACAACTCAAAGTATGGTTCAAGCATTAAATCCTAATCAACTATCAATTACTGCATTACAATATCTTGAAAATCTGAATACATATTACACCAATAACTTTTCATCAAGTACTGATGGTTTTTGTACTATATTCTCTGGTGTCTTAAATGATGTTTTTAATGCATTAAATACTGTTAACAATGTTATAGGTGCAATACTTAATATACAAAAATTAATTGAAACATTGATTGATACATTAAAAGAAAAGTTATCACAACTTGTCACACAATTAATACAGCAAGTTAGCAACTGTTTAGGATCTATTAAAGGTATTGCAAATACAGTTCAACAGACTTCTGACTTCTTTAGTGATTTAAATATTCAGACATTAAAAGATACTGTGAATGGTGTAATTGCATCAACCTCAAATAAGTTTACTAATATCACACAACAGAATATTGAGTATCTTGTTTATAGATTCTGTCAGTTATCAAATGCTGTTGAACAATTTATGCGTAGTCCATTATCAGAACTACAAAATGCTTTACAAAGTTGCACTGATGTTAAAAATGTATTAACAAATGCTTCAACTGAATTCAGTCTATCTGCTGTTACTGCTGGTGCATTTAGAATGAGTGATGATAATGTTGAAGCTGTAAAGAAACAACTTTCAGATAACCTTAACAATGGAGCTGATTCTGGTCTTGATCAAGCAGGGCAAGCTAAACCTGGAAAGTGGTATACAAGACCTTTTACAGAAACTGAAAAGGCTACAGCAATAGCAATTATATCTGCAGCTGCTGCTGATATATTGACAGGTAATCATCCTGGTACAAAATGGTTTGACTTTAGCACAATTGGTGGTTCAATGAATAATCCAACAGATGCTATAGGTGTAAAAAAGTTAACTGTTGATATTCTTATTCTTGGTATGAGAATATCAGAAAAATTAGGTAAGAAATTAAGCATTAATTCCGGATATAGATCACCTGCATATAATAGAAGTATTGGTGGCGCAAAAAATAGTTATCATATGTCAGGTATGGCCCTTGATGTGGCAAGAAGTAGTTTTGGTACAGACTTTGAATCAGGTGAGAAGTTTATTAAAGCAGCTAGTGAAGAAGGTGCTATGGGTATTGGCACATACTCTGGTGGTAACAATAATTTTATTCATATTGATGTTCGAGATTACAGATCACAATGGACTGAAACATCTGGACCATTAGCACACACAAATGCTTTAAAATTGCATTTTAATGATCAATTTAGAAATGGTTCTTCAGCAGAAATTGATCAATTGAATGCTGATGTTCGTGCTGCTCTTAGAACCTGATAAATACTATAAAGGAGAAGTTAAATGATCATAACACCTAGTGTAAGAAAACAGGATGTATTATATTCTGATTTGAGAAAAGATCTTTTATTGAATCCAGTAAATAGTGATGTTGTTAGATATACCGATGAGGATTCTATCAAAGAGTCAATCAAAAATTTACTTTTGACCGATACTGGTGAACGACTATTTAATCCAACACTTGGTTCTAATATCAGAAAAATGTTGTTTGAGAATATTCTTCATCCCGAAACACAATACATTCTAAAAGATCTTATTAGAACAACTATAGAAAACTTTGAACCAAGATGCAATTTAATTTCTGTAAATGTGAGTGATCTTTTTAATGATCAAAATAGCGCTACAATTACCATCATGTTTAGCGTCATAAATATACAAACACCAATAACATTAAACGTAGTACTTAACAGGGTAAGATAATGGCAACTACAGTTAACAGTATCACTAATTTAGACTTTGATCAGGTAAAAGCTGATCTTAAAGCTTACCTTAAAGGTCAAAACCAGTTTAAGGACTATGATTTTGAAGGTTCAAATATGTCTGTCCTATTAGACATATTGGCTTATAATACATATCAGAATAACTTCTATACAAATATGGCAATTTCTGAAATGTTTCTTGACTCATCACAACTAAGAGATTCAGTCATTTCACATGCAAAGTCCTTGAATTATCTTCCAAGATCATACACATCATCAGTTGCAAAAATTGCTGTAAGACTGTCTGTGGCTGCACCATATCCAGCAACAATTACAATTCCTGCAAAAACAAAATTCATTGCAAGATGTGGCAACAAGACTTACACATTCTATAGTACTGATGCTGTGTCAATACCAAATGTCAATAACTCATTTGTGTATAACAACCTTGAAGTTTATGAAGGCAGTTATATCACTGAAGCATATTCTGTCACTAATATAAACACACAACGATTTGTTATCTCAAATAAGAATGTAGATACAAACAGTATTCGTGTCACTGTTAAAGCTACATCAACCGATACAACCGGTATCACATATATGCCAAAATCAAATATCTTTGGTGTTGGATCATTAGACAATGTTTTCTATGTTCAACCGTATTTTGATGATAAGTATGAGATTGGATTTGGTCAAAACGTATTTGGAAATGTTCCGACAACTGGTAATGTTGTACTTATTGAATATCGTATGACCGTTGGTTCGGCTGCAAATGGTATTACTAGCATGGCACCATCAGGTTCTATTTCTGGTTATCAAGCAACCGTATCATTAAACTCAACATCGGCAGGTGGCTCAGACATTGAAAGTATTGAGTCAATCAAATACTTTGCACCAAAATCCATTCAGATTCAAGATCGTGCAATTACTAAGTCTGATTTTGAAATTATTTTGAAAAATAAGTTTCCAGAAATTCAAGCTGCATTGGCTTACGGTGGTGAAGAACGTGATCCGCCACAATATGGTCGTGTCATTGTTGCAGTTGATACCAATAATGCTTATGGACTATCAAGTAATGATAAGAACAAATATTACAACTACTTAAAAGATAGAACAGCTCTGGGTATTGAACCAATCATTGAAGCTGCTGAATTTATGTATCTATATGTTACAAGTAATGTTTACTATAATATTAATGTAACAGATTTATCTCCTGTTGCAATTAAAGATCTTGTTGCTAATTCAATCACCAAATACAGTACAAATAATCTATCCGATTTTAAGAAAACATTTAGATATTCTAATTTTACATCCACAATTGATAATAGTAACGTTAGCATACTATCAAATGATACATCAGTTCAAGCCATTCTTGCGATCAATCCAACATTAAATGTAAATAATGCATATTCATTAGAATTTAAAAATCAACTGATCATTGATCATCCATTGACTACTGGTGAATTGGTTAACACACATAAACCAGCTATTAAATCTTCAACATTTACATATGCTGGAAAAGACTCTGCGTTTATTCAAGATGATGGTTTAGGTAAATTACAAATACTTCAAACAACAAATGGTGGTTTTATTTACTTAAATGATGATATTGGTAGTGTTGATTATATGACTGGTAAAGTTACTATTAAAGCACTTAATATTTCTGCATATGAAGGTGCTGATTTAAGAATATATGGAAGAACAGTGTTAAGTGACATTGTGCCGCCAAACAATAGAATTATTACTATTCGACCAGAAGATGTACTTATCACCGTATATGGAGTAGCAGGATAAGATGACTGATATTACACAAACAATATCACATGTAATTGAGTCACAATTTCCTGCTTATTATCGTGAGCAAGGTGCTGAATTAGTTGCATTCATAAAAGCCTATTATGAGTTTCTTGAAACAACTGACAAGTATTCGATAAAATTATCACGTCAAATGTTTGAATTAAGTGATATTGATGAGTCTTTGGATTCATTCATATCACATTTCAAAAATGAATTCTTGGCTGACTTTCCATCAATTATCACAACTGATAAGCGATTTGCAATCAAACATATTCTTGACCTATATTCAACAAAAGGTTCTAAGTACTCATTAGAGTTGCTTATGAAACTTCTTTATAATCAAGAAATTGATGTGTATTATCCAGGTGATGATATTATCAAGCCGTCGGATTCTTTATGGTACAATCAAATTTATATTGAAGTTACAAAAAGTCCCAGAACAAAAACATTCATTAATAAACAAATTACTGGTTCAATTACTGGAACTAAAGCTTTTGTTGAAAGTATTATTACTAAACGTGTTAATGGGAAACTTATTGATATTGTATATCTAAGTTCAATTAAGGGAAATTTTATTTATGGTGAACAAATTACTGATAGTGTTTCACTCAATGGAGCCCCATCAGTCAATGGATCATTGACTTCTATTAATATCATATCTGGTGGCAAAGATAATAAAATTGGTGACATTCTTGATATTATAAGCAGTGAAGCAAAACACGGTAAGGTTCGTGTGACTGGTATTGAGAATGCTACTGGTCGTGTTGACTTTAAACTTGTCGATGGCGGTTATGGATATACAACAACCAATACAACAAACGTATATGTTTCAACAGCACTTTTAAATGTCAATAACGCAAATCTTTCATATTCATTATATGAACCAGTTCTGCAACGAATTGAAAAAATATATCTTGCATCCGCAACAAATGTCAATAGCGCCAATGTTGGTGACTATCTGTCTGGTAGAAATGCTGCAAATACTGTGGTGGCAAACTCAATTATTATTTCAGTTGCTAATACAAATGCTACTGGTGATATTATCACAACACCATCTGCCAATTCATTAGTGACTGTTCAATTACTCGGTGATACAACATTTGGTGATCAAACTAAATTTACTTTAAGTTCAGCAACAGCATATTCCATCGGTGAATATATTGATGAGCAAAGTATTGTTACATTATCAGTATCTTCAAATACTGGTTTTAATGTTAATGATGCCGTCAGTCAAACAATTCGTGAACCTGTGTCAAATACAATTACTAGTAGTGCATTTGGTTTAGTGGAATCAAGCACTGCAAATACAATTATTGTTAAAGAATCGTGGGGAACATTTGTAACAACTCAATCACTAATTAAAACCAGTAATCCAACTGTGAACTGTTCAGTTAGTTCCGTTACGGTGTCAAATACTGGAGCAAGAGGTTTGGTAACTAATGTTACTGGAGCAAATGTGAGTGCAAGAATTGTATATGGTGTCTTTAATGATGGCAATAAAATTCGTGGTGATCGCACCAAACTTATTGCTACAATTTCATCAAATACAAATACTGGTGCAGCATCTGTATATCTAAATAGTAATAATAGTGCAAATGGCGTTATTGGAGCCCCTGCAGGTAAGAATAACATAACAAAAGCATATGCAAATGGATTTATTGTTGGGCAGAATACAATAGCAATTGGTATCTATGGAAATACACAACCATTTTTCTATAATGAAGCAGGTAACTTTTATGTTGAAACAAATCGTGAATTATTAATATCACCTCCACGATATGCAAACGGTACTATCATTGAGCTAAACACAGTTATAACAGGAATAAGAACAGGTACTGGTGCTAATTTTAAAGTAGGTGTATTGGAAAATGCTGAAACTGTTGCTTTAAATACTGATCTTGTAGGTGCAAATAATACAGCCAATACTCCATTCCTGAATGTATTATTGAATGGTCAAGAATCTGGTATTGGATTTGTACAAACAGTAACTGTAAATACTGGTGGCACTTTATATGCAAATGGTGGTTTAATTACATTTACGGGCGGTGGTCAAGGCGGTGGCAATCCATGGTTACAGGCAAATGCATATATCACTACAAATGGTTCAGGTGTGATCACTACAGTGACTGTAACAGATCCTGGCGAAGGTTACTACACTTCACCTAGTCTTACGCTTCCTGCAACGTCTGGCACAGTTGCTAGCATATCACCAGTGATGAATTATGGTTATGGATTTATCAAGAATCCACAAGGTGAGATTACAGATACTATTACTAGTCTTCTTACATCTGAAAACTTTACTATTGGTTCTATTGGTTCACTAGGAAAAATAAATCCAGGTATTAACTATAACGCAAATCCATTTACAAGAGTATATAATCCATATATTGCTTCATATGCAAGAGGTGATTTTTATCTTGAATTAAACAATGTGATTGGATCATTTATTGTTGGTGAAAACCTTGAACAGAGTACATCTGCTAAAGGAAAAGTATTACAATATGACACTATTGGAAAAATACTTAAAGTTCACAGAACATCATTTAATGTTGCATTTTCGGCTGGAATTGCTATTACTGGTGTTGATTCAAATGCTAGTGCAAATATTTTAAATGTTCAGGCCGATAGTACTTCAAGTGTTCTTGGTGATAATGCAATTATATCATCAAATGTTATTGTTGCAAATGGTATTGCAACTTCACTTGAGGTTATTGATTCTGGTTTTGGATATGTACAAGATGGTGTTGTCACTCTTGAAAGTGTTAACAATCAGTTTTTACTTGAAGGTACTACAAACATTTTGAATCAAGGTATTGGTGAAGGTTATTGGAAAACAACAACATCACATCTGAACTCTGAAAAGAAGATTCAGGATAATAGATACTATCAAGAATATTCGTATGACATCATTTCAGGATTGTCTATAAATAGATATGAAGATATTGTTAAAAAGATATTGCATGTTGCTGGTAATGAAATATTTGGTAGTGTTGAAAAAAGATCAACAGCTAATTTAAGTATTGCCATTGCCAATAGTAGTATAACATCAGCCTAAGGAATAATTGATGTCTCGTCTTATTGTAAGTAATTTTCGTACACATGCCGCTGCTCAATTTCTTGAGTCTGTGAATGAATCTGCTAATTCAATCTATTATATTGGTGCCCATAAAAGCACACCTTTTACAAATGATAGTTCCCCACCAGATCCTGTGAATTCTATTATAGAAAACCATTATAATCTATACGATGATCTTATCTTTGGTAAAAATATTACACCTGCTGATATTAAGCATATGATTCGAAATGTTTCTTGGACTTCTGGTACAATATATGATATGTATGATGATACAGTGGCCAATTTAGAGACAAAGAACTTTTTTGTCGTATCACCTGAAAGTACAAATTATCATATATTTAAGTGTCTGAATAATAATAACAGGTCTCAATCAATAAGTCAACCATTATTTTCAGAAACATCGGCAGATGATGAAACTTATGTGACAAATGACGGGTATCAGTGGAAATATATGTTTTCTGTGGATGCATCTACATACTCCAAATTTGCCACAGCAGAATATATTCCAGTTGTTCCAAATGCCAATGTGACATCTAATGCTGTGGTTGGTTCAATTAATACAATTCTTATTACAAACCCAGGTTCAGAATACAATAGTTATGCAACAGGCACCATTAAGGAGGCCACTGTTGGTGGTAATACATTATTATATTCTATTTCATCAGAACGTTATTCTGAATATGATGTGACATTATCAAGTGTGGCAGGATTTACTGAAGAAAAAGTTACATCACTAAATACCGCAACTAATAAAACATCAAATGGTGTTATTGTTGCCGTATTTACCTCAAATAATACTTTAAGAATTACAAATGTTGATAGATCATTTAATCCAGGCGCAAATATTATTGGTGTTACAACAACTACTAATAGAACAATACTTTCAGCAACACCGCTTACGACATCATTAAATCCAAATGCCGGCTTTTATAAAAATAACTCATTTTATATTCGTTCAGGTTTAGGTGCAGGTCAGTTAAGAAATATCACAGAATATTATTCTACTGGTGATACTCGCCGTGTTCTATTAGATTCACCATTACAAACAGTTCCAGATGTAAGTTCTGTATTTGAAATTGGTCCACGTGTAGTCATTAATGGTGATGGATCAAATGCAAAAGCAATTGCCATTGTAAATCCATCAGCTAACTCAATTTCAGATATTGAAATTATTAACTCAGGATCAAATTATACATTTGCAAATATTACAATTATTGCAAACACTGGTAACATTTCTACTGGTACTTCAAATGGTGTTATTAATACATCAACTGCAAAGGCAAGAGCAATCATTTCTCCACAAGGTGGTCACGGTTCTGATGTAATTAATGAGTTATATGCAAATAGAATTGGTATTGGTATGTCATTTGCAAATACGGAATCAAGTACAATTCCAGCAACAAATGATTTTAGAAAAATATCAATTATTAAAGATCCATTATTTGCAAATGTTCAATTGACATTATCGGCAAGTGTTGCAGCTAACTTTACGGCAGGCGAATATATTGTTCAAGCTAACACTGGGGCAACAGGTCAAGTTTCAAATCGTGACGGTACAACATTACGACTTACCAACATAGATGGATTTTTTGGAACAGGAAATAGTACTGTAAACTACATTACTGGAAGTACAAGTAATACTACCGCAAGTGTTTCAGCAATTGATAGATCATTGACTACTTTTGATCAACGTGAAATCTACAATGTTGTGATCACAAATACAGGTCCTGCTGATAAAGGTTTTGAACTTGATGAATTAGTTCTTCAGACAGGATTACAGTTAATTAGTTCAGACGTTGTAAAGTTAACAACAAATACTTCAGCATTTTCGTTCAGTGAAGGTGCATTAATTACACAATACAATGATTCTACAGTGACAGCAAATGGTATTATTATTGATCGTGGTGCAAATACAATAACAATTAATCCTAATTTTGGCACATTTTTAGTTGGAAATAGTACTATCAATATTATTAAAACATCTGGAAATACAGTTGTTGCGTCAGTATCAAATGTTGATAATACTTTCCAAGCAAATGGTTTAGGATATATTCACAGCCTGAATGGTAGTAATACAACAAGTACTGTAATTGGTTTAACTGGTGTTCAAGGTGTATTTAATCTTTCTGATGATCCGTCAGGCGTTATAAATACATTTGTAGGGCAAATAAATGGTGCAACAGCTAAACTTACCGGAAAAGTTAATACTTTGAATTCAGTAGTTGATGGTTCTGGCGAAATATTATATGTTGAAACATTTACTCCAATTGCTCGTAGTACTTCACAAACTGAAAAAGTAAAAATAATAATTGAATTTTAAGAGGCTAAAATAGATGGGTCTAACTACTGATTTTAATCAAGCGCCATATTTTGATGATTTTAATGAAGCTAATAGCTTTTATCGTGTGCTATTTAAGCCAGGTGTTGCACTACAAGCAAGAGAATTAACTCAACTTCAAACGATTCTTCAGAATCAAATTGAACGCTTTGGTAATAATATTCTTGTTGATGGTACAATTATTCAAGGTTGTAATTTTTCAGAAATTGATAATCTTGCATATATTAAAATTCTTGATCTGAATACTAATGGTCAACCAGTTTCAATGAGTTCATATGATGGACTTAAAATTATTGGTGCAACTACTGGTGTTTCAGGTGTTATTCAAACATATGCTAATGGATTAGAATCTCAAGATCCGGATTTAAATACTTTATTCTTTAAATATACAGGTTCTGGTAACCCAAATACTGAAATCAAAACATTTAATAGTACTGAAAACCTATATTTGCTGAATACCAGCAATACTATTATTGATACTGTTACTGCAGCAGGAAGTATTCTTACAGTTCCAGCAAATGCAGTTGGTAAAGCATATGGTATAAAAACTGGTGATGGTATCATTTATCAAAAAGGTTTCTTCTCACGTGTTGAAGAACAACTTACTGTAGTTTCAAAATATACAAACAGCCCAAATAATGTTGTGGTTGGTTTTAGTACTGATGAGTCAATTATTAATAGCAATGCAGATACATCATTGCTTGATAATGCAAATGGTTTTAATAACTATAATGCGCCAGGTGCTGATCGTTTAAAACTTACTCCAATTCTTGTGACGAAAACAACTGATGAAGCAATTGCAAATTCATCATTCTTTGCTATTCAAGAATATGCATATGGTCGTGTTATTCGTAGAAATAATGACACTCAATATAGCACGATTATGAGTGTAATTGAAAAGCGCACAAAAGAAGAATCAGGTAATTATATTGTTAATGATTTTGTAATTAATACATCTGATAGCGCAAATACGTCTGCTATTGCACTTGATGTGAATAAAGGTTTAGCATATGTTGAAGGTAAGAGAGTAGAACTTCTTGACAAAATTAGTCTTGATCTTCCTAAATCATCTACATATTTGACTGAAAGTTCTCAGAATATTTCAACGAATTATGGTAACTATATTCTTGTCAAAGAATTCATGGGTCGGTTTGATACTCATCTTGGTGCAAACGTGGCACTTTATGATACAGTTCAGACTAATGTGACTGATGGTTCAATTGGATCAGCAGCAGGGACTTCCATTGGTACTGCAAAGATCATGGCAATCACTTATGATAGTGGTACTATTGGTTCAAACACTGCAATATATAAAGCATATATTTCTGACATTACTATGGCATCAACAAAGAAATGGGATGATGTAAAAGCATTAGTTTATGCAACAAACGTTGGTACTGCTGATTTAATTACAACCACAATATATGATCAATCATTTAAACGCCGTGTATTTAATGTTGGTCGTTCAGCAATTAAAGCAATACCAGCAGCAAATACAACTACCTATTTTACATTAAGAACTGTTAATAATTCCTTAACAATGAGTTCAGGTGGTGTTCTATCATTTACACTTACAAGTGGTGAGTGGCCGTATTCAGTAGGTGCTTTGACAACAGATCAGAAAAAAGATCTTATTCTTGTTGCTGGTGCTACTTCATCACCGTATGTTGCTAATAGACCAATTGATCTGACAAGTGCTACTGCGACAGTAACAAATACAACCAATATTTCAATTACAGTTGGAGCACCAGCCGGTTCTATTTCAAATTGTATTCTATATCACAATGTGAAAAAAGACGGTATCAATGCACCTACACAAAAGATCCTTGAAACTGTATATGTAAAAATTGCATGTAACACAGCAACAACAAATAGCACAGGTCCTTGGAGTCTTGGATTCCCAGATGTCTACTCTATTGACAATGTGTATGTAGGTGACACAACAATTGGTTATCAAGATGCTAATACCGCTGCTGATAAAACATCATTCTTTGTATTAAACTCAAATCAAAAAGATGATTATTATGGATTGGCAACAATCTCTAAAAAGTCTGGATTATCATTAGTAGCAAATTCAAATCTTGTTGTCAAATTGACAAGATTTAAAAAAGGTATTACTGATAATGGTTTCTTTAGTGTATTATCATATCCTATTGATGATGCAAACACAGCTAATACTTCGGCAATTCAGACTTATGAAATTCCAACATTCACCTCAAGTGATGGTGCTATTTACGATCTAAGAGATGTTGTTGACTTTAGACCATATTCAGTTAATACTGCTGCAAATTCTGTAACTTCAGCTTCAGCATCAGTGAACCCATCTGCCACAATATCATTTAATACTGGTGGTCTTGTTCCTACACCAAACAAAGAATTGGTTGCGGATTATGAGTATTATCTGGCAAGAAAAGACTTGCTAATGATTGACACAACTGGAAATATTGTTCTCAAATCTGGCACACCTGCTGAAACTCCAATTGCACCGGCTGATCCTTCTGTTGGTATGGTATTGGCAGACATTTCAATTCCTCCATTCCCATCATTAACTGCTAAACTTGCAAATGCCGTCAAACGTAACCAATATGGTGTTTCACTATCAAAAAGAAACAATCGTCGTTACACAATGCGAGATGTAGGTCAAATTGATACACGAGTAAACAATCTTGAATACTATACAGCTCTTAGTCTTTTGGAAACAACTACAAAAGATCTAATTATCACTGGTGCTGATGGGTTGAATAGATTTAAGAATGGTATTTTGGTAGATAATTTTAGTGATCTTTTAGGTGCTAACATTGATGACCCAGAATATAATGCTGGCTATAATGTATCCACTCAAGAAATCAGTCCGATTTTTAGATTATATCCATTAACTATTAAACCTGATCTTACCGCAACAAATGCAAATGTGAGTGTCGGCATTTCAACTGTTACATTGAGAAAAAACACTGATAGCGTATTAATCAATCAACCATATGCAACTGGTTCAAGAAGATTGGCAGACCAATTCTGGTCATTCAAAGGTAATGCTAGAATATATCCATCATTTGATGGGGGTTGGGATACTAACATTACACCAGAACCAAGTTTTGATGTGGATTCAACATCTATTTACAGATATTCAACAACTGGAAATGCTATAAGAACCACTGGTGCAAATAAAACTGGCACCAATATTGAACAAACTGCATTTCAATCAGCTTACATGCGCCCACAAAATGTTCGTATTAGAGCAACAGGACTTCGTCCAAATGCTCGTCATTACTTTGCATTTGATAAAAAGAATGTTAATGCATTCTGCGCACCTGGAAAATTTTTAACAGGTAGTACAAATCTTGTCGACATCTATTCAACAGATCCTGATGGTACTACAGTAACTTCAGATTCAGGTGGAAATCTAACAGCTGTATTTACTATCCCAGCAAATACTTTCCTTGTTGGTGAAAGATTATTAGAAATTGGTGATGTAAATGACTTTACATTAACACCTGATGCATATACTTCATATTCAAATATTGCATATACGGGATTTAATCCACCTCGTCCAACACCACGTCGTCAAAATAGAGATCCACTTGCTCAAACATTTAGAATTGATAGAGATGCAGGTAAAGATAGTGTTCTTATGCTATCAAAACTTGAATTATATTTTAAGCAAAAGCCTGTTGATGCAAACATTGGTGTTACAATTGAAATTCGTGAAACTGTTAATGGTTACCCAAGTTCAAATAGCATTGTTAAAAATGGTGTTGTATACTTGGAAAACTCATCCATCAGTACTACTGTAAAAACTATTGTAACATTTGCAGAACCAGTTGAATTAAAAACAGATACTGAATATGCCTTTGTTGCTTTACCAGATAATGATCACCCTGATTATTATATTCATCTAAGTAAAGTCGGAGGTTATGATCCAGTTGCTAAAATCAATGTGACACACGACACATTTGATGGCACATTGTTTACGTCAACAAACGGTCGTGCTTGGACCCCATATCAGGACGAAAATGCTAAATTTACATTGTATACTGGACAATATGATAAGTCTGGTTATCAACACTTTACTAACACTGATCATGAATTCTTTACAATTGTACCTACATCAAATTCATTTGTTGGTTCTGAATTGGTTGCAAAGGTTGCTGCTAACCTAACACAAACAATTACGACTGTCAAATCAAATACTGAGATTGCTTATAGTGGTACCACATTGGTTGGCACAATAGCAGCAGGTGATTTTATTGGTTATTGGGCAAACACAACTGTAATTGATACATTAAAAGTATTAAGTGCTAATACTACTAAAATTGTTGTTGACAGACTACCAAAATATGCTAACACCTCTGCTAATATTTTTAAAACAGTTGTTGGTGAAGTATCATATCAAGATACAAGTAAAACAATTTTACATCTGACTAATTCATCTGCATCTGCTTCATATTTGTTTGCAAATAATGACATAATTAGAGGTACCAAATCACAAGCAACCGCAACTATTACTACAGTTAATGCACTTAAGGTAAGTTCAATTCAAGCTAACATTGTTGATTCAAATTATCTATATACTGATTCAAAATATGAAGTAAGTATTATTAGAGATTCAACCGGTATTACAAATATTGCAACAAATCAACCTTTATCAATAGATGATGATAACTTGTTCAATAAGAACCCTGCAACAATCTCTAGTAAATCATTATTGCCAGCCGATCGTGGTTTTAGAATTAAAGCATCATTAAGTAATAGTCAAACTACCGCACCATATGATTCAACACCAATTATTGACTTTGGTGCATCGACAATAAATGTGATTGAATATCTGGTAAACAATGATTCAACAAATGAGACCAAAGCACTTGGTGGTAATGCATTAAGTAAGTATATTACATTGCCTACAACACTTGCTGAAAATCTAGATGCTGATGATCTTACGGTATATCTAACTGCTTATAGACCAGCTGGAACTACAATTGAGATATATTCAAGATTTAAGAATAAGAGTGATCCAAGATTATTTGATGAGATTGAATGGACAGAATTAACATTAAAAGATTCATCAAATCTGACTTCATCATCAGCCGATGTCTTTGATTATCGTGAACTTCAGTATGTAATGCCTTCTGTAGCAACAGATGCATCATTAACAAATGGTGGTGGTGCTGCACTCAATATAGCAAATAGTAATACACTAACATATAAAGATCCTGCAGGAGCTGTATATACTGGTTATAAGCAATATGCAATTAAGATTGTATTCTTGGCTACAGATTATTCTAGTGTTCCAAAGGTAAAAGATCTAAGAGCAATTGCACTTACCTAACATGATAAAAATAACAACCGATGATCCAAACTTTAATCGTGATCCAAACTCTAGGGCTTTATTGAATTCAAATCAACAAGCCTTAGAGGATTACCGATTAAAAAAGAGTTTACAAAATAGGATAAATAGTTTAGAAGAGAATGTTACAAACTTAAATGTTAAACTTGATGACGTTCTCAATCTTCTAACCAAACTGATAGGTAATTAATAAATGTCAAAGAATACATATCTAGGTGCCAATGTTATAACAACTGACACTTTTGCTGGTTGGATTGATAAGACAAACCAAGTTCGAGATGACATGGGAAGAATTGTGGTTACGGTTACCACAGCAACTGGTGCTGAACCAAATACCACAAACGCCGGATTAACTACAGGTAACCTAGCAATTCAAGGTGTTGTCACTGCTAACACAATTGCTGTAAGTTCTGCATTACGCGGTGGTACTGTTACCACGCCAAATAACTTAACAATCACCTCAAATGCTTTATTTACTACTACTGGTAATGTTGATATTACTGCCGCCAATAGTGTTACAGTTAGTGCAAATAATTTTAATGCTTCATCCAATATTACATTGAATGGTGGTGTTGGTAAAACTATTCGGATTGATACTGCTAATACAACCGTAAATACCGGTACATTTTTTGTTAATTCGAATTCAATCTTTAGTTCTAATGTAACAATTGTAGGTGCTAATACCACTATTGGTGATGCAGGTGCTGATAAGTTAAATGTAATTGCAGCATCAACATTTACTGCTAATGTGATACTAACCGGTACAAATACTGATATAAGTGGTACTCTTTCAGTTGCCAATCTTATTGTAACTGGTACGACATCACTAGCCTCAAATGTAAGTTTCAGTGTTAATACAGCATTAGCTAATACATCAACAGTATATTCATTATTTGATTCACAAGGTAACACAACAATTGGTAATGCAAGTACTGATAGATTAGATGTCAATGCAAATACACTATTTAGTTCAAATGTTACTATTACTGGCACAGCAACTGTTGGGTCATTAATTGCTAATTCTAAAACAATTGCTGTTGGTGGAAATATTGCTACGGCAAATAGTCTTACAACTGCTGGTAACTTTGCTTTAACATTGACTCAAACCGGTGCTACCAATGTAACATTACCAGTTTCTGGCACACTTGCAACAACTGGTAACTTGGCACAATTTGCTGCTACAACATCAGCACAACTTGCCGGTGTTATTTCAGATGAAACAGGATCTGGTTTACTTGTATTTGGAACATCACCAATATTATCAGATGTCACTTTAAATGGTAATACAGCAATCGGTGGCAACATGATTGTCACTGGTAATTTAACAATCAATGGCACTACTACAACTATTAATTCTACCACTTTAAGTATTGATGATAAAAATATTGAATTGGGTTCTGTTGTTACACCAACCGATATTACTGCTGATGGTGGTGGTATTACACTTAAAGGTGCAACTGACAAAACATTTAATTGGATAAGTGCAACAAACGCATGGACATCATCTGAAGATTTAAATCTATTAACTGGTAAGTCATATAAGATTAATGGTACTTCAGTTTTAAATGGTACCACTTTGGGTGCAGGTATTGTAAGTTCTAGTTTAACTTCTGTTGGAATATTGGCTTCTGTAACCATCACTGGCGGAACAATTAACGGGACAGCAATAGGTTCCACTACTGCAAACACTGGTAATTTTAGTACACTATCAATTGCAGGTGTTAATATTGAGACAACATTAAGTGGAAAAGCTAATACTTCTGGTGCTACTTTCACAGGACAAGTTATTTTTGATGCTGGTCTTAAAACTAATGATAGTGATCAGTTTAATCTTGGCACTGATAATGATTCTAATATTCGTCATACAGGTTCTCATTTACAAATTCAAAATGGAACTGGTAACTTTTACACAGACATTTCATCAGCTGGTCAAATTGTTTATAGAGACACAACAGGGACTGCTGTAGATCGTTTTACATTTGATATTCCAACAGGTAACTTTACCGCCGGTGGCGATATTACATCAAACTCTGATGCTCGACTAAAAGAGAATGTAATTACTGTCAGTAATGCTCTTGATAAAGTAACGTCTATGCGTGGTGTATATTTTAATAAAATTGGTTATCTAGAACGCAAAATTGGTTTGATTGCACAAGAAGTTGAAGTTGTAATTCCTGAAGCAGTTACTGAAGATAAAGATGGGATCAAATCAGTTGCATATGCAAACTTGATGGGTCTTATTATTGAGGCTTTAAAAGATGTTAAAAATGAAATTGATTCAATCAAAACTGATATAAATAATATCATGTCAAAGGAGTAAATTATGGCATTTGTTAACGGAAGTACTACATCACCATTTTATCTTAATAAGCAGACTATCACTGCTAATTATACGATCCCATCAACATATAATGCTATGTCGGTAGGTCCAATCACAATTAACTCAGGCGTCACTGTGACTGTTCCAACTGGACAAGCATGGTCAATCGTATAAGGATTCTAGAACATGAGTACTCTTGTCGTAACCAATATCTCTGACGGCACAAATAGCACCACTTCAACAAACGCGATTAGGGGTTCAGCAAAAGCATGGGTGAACTTTAATGCAAGCTCAGGTGTGCCAACAGTTCGTAGTTCATTCAATATATCTACAATTACCGATAATGGTATAGGTCTTTATGCTCCAAACTTTACTGCTGCATTGACCTCCGCTAACTTTGTATTAGCAGGAACGGCTAGCCGTGCAACTGCTGTCACCTCTGCGACTATTCTTACATTATATGGTCAATCTACCTCACTTGCAAATATATCCGTTTCTACAGATGCTGGCGGTTTGGTTGATTCACTTTATGCAAATATTGCGGTAATTGTTTAATGTACTATACTGATTATGTTGTACTATTTGAAGATCCTTTAACACCTGATGCACCAGTACAAGTTATGATACCGACACCAGAGTTTATGCATTTTGCACTTGAAGGAGGACATCTTCCAAATATTGATGCATATATTGAGGATCGTGAATATGAAGAAGAATGGACAAAAAATAATCCTGGTAAAATATTTAGTTGGGAATGTGAACCAAAACATTGGAATGCTCAAAGAATCGGACCACTAACAGAAGAACAAGCAATTGAGTATCTTATTATAAAAGACCTTCCTCAAAGAGTATGGGCTGACACTCAATCAAACATAACAAGATTTGCAATCGTTAAACGAGCGCAATTACCAGAAACAAGAGAATGGCGTAACGCTTGGAGACTAAAACAATGACAGCTATTATTAACATCGATGGACGTCTACTTGACACCTCACAGTGGAAAACACCAGAAGACAGAATCTTTCGTAATGCATGGAAGGCTGACGGTACCTCTATGTCAATTGATGTTGATATGGTCAAGGCCCGTGAAATTTGGAGAACCAAGATCCGCGCAGCGCGTGTTCCAGAACTTCAACGTCTTGACACAGAGTTTATGAAAGCACTTGAAACTGGTGCAAATACTGCACCTATCATAGCAGCAAAACAATTATTACGCGATGCGCCGAGTGATCCCGTAATTGAAGCCGCAACTACACCAGAGGAACTTATGCTGGTTCAACCGGCAGGCTTGAAAGTAGTGTAACATGACAGCATCAGTTTCCGGAAATGGACCATCAATCTTTCCGTCGGAAAGCAATCATCCAATGTCATTTACTAACAGTCCAAATGAATTTAAGTTTTTGGATCCTGGTATTAGTGCAAATACATCTGGCACAAGAATAAATGCCTTTTCAAATGTTGATGGAACCAATGGAATTATAATACCGTCAAAACAATTTACTTCCAGACCATATAGACAAGTCCCGGCTACACTTAGTTATCTTACAGGAACTTCTAGTACGGCCGATCTAACAGCACCAGGCGTGCACGGGATAGGCAGTAACGTAGTTAATCTTAATTCATATACAAGACCACAATTAATAGTTGTTACCACAGCTATTAACGCATTGTCGACATCTACATATTATATCCAAAGTATGTTACTTAGATCAATGTCTGATCAGACACGTACATATCCATTAACTTTTGCTGCAGGTGGTGCATATTCCTCTGCAAATTCTCGCTATCAAAATTCATGGATTGCGTATTATGAATTTCCTGTAGGTACCGTAGAAAGTTTTAGGGCTGAAGTTACCATTGCTGGATCAGGGACTGTTGGTAAATATAGATCAGATATATGGTTAATTCAAGATCATAGCAGTCCAATACCTTATACTACAGGTACGAGGGATAGTGGATTAACATGGGATCCAACAATATTAAATACTCAACACAATTCAGTTATTCTTGCCAATGCATGGTGTAATGGTGCATCTGGTATTCCAACTTTAACCGGTATAAACGGTCCAATAGCTGATAATGCTGAGAGTAATATGATTTGGACTGGTTATCTTACTGGTCAAGGTACTGAATTAAGCATTCCTATTTCAGCTGTATTTAGTGCCGGCACTGCAGTTGTTGGCGGCTGGGCGGTTTGGAGATAACTTATGACAATTACACTTACACCTAACACAATTACTTTAAATAGCGGTCAAACATTATCAACTACCTTTGCAAATAGAGAAGGCATTAATGTTATCAAGAGCGGAAATGATGCTATTGTTAGTGGACGCGTATCATTTGGTGGTTCAAATAACTCAATAGACTTCGTTGATTATAATGAAGATACACTTGCATATAACATTCCTGGAACTGTGCGAGCAAAAACTTATCCAGTCACAAGACCTTCTAATATCATTGGTCAGATTAACGTAGATTCAGCTACTACTATTGTAAATACTAGAAATTGGCTTTTTAGTAACATTGGTTCCCCATATGGTAAAGAAACAAATTCAAACATATCATATACAATCAATACAGGTCTTGACTTATCTGCAACATCTATTACAGCTACTATGAATATGTCTGTTCTTCCAAGTGAAGTCAGTGTGCCAAATATTGGAATTTGGGCAGAGTCTAAATCGTTTACTGTAGTAGGAATCAATGTTGGACAAAGTGCTGGTTTAGGTTCATATACTGTAAATGGTGGTTCAATTACACCAACTACTATTGACAATAGTTTTATGGGTGGTTCATTGACTTATGCGGCAAATTACGCCCAAGTAAATACTAACCTAACATCAGTAACATCTCTTGGTTATACTTTTACAAAAGCTAATGCCTTTATGTTTTCAGCGCAAATGGTACACGTTCTTCCAGGTAAATGGAATCTTCAAAACTATTATGTACAAGTGGGAACAACCGCCCAGTCTCCAATAGGAGCAACAGTTTATAGCACGACTGTAAAAAAATGGGATATTATTTTTGCAGTCCAAACTACACCTCGTGATGCTGCAGTGGAATTTAATGGATTTACATCTGGACCTTTAAAATTAATAAGCAATCGTGGTGGTTGGTGGGTTAATGGTGAGAATTGTGCAGTATATCTTGCAACAGAAGATGGTATTATATCATATGTTGGTGACGCCACGGCAACAGACAGTGATACTTATATTACAGATCCATTTAGAATTCTTGTATTTAGATCAACATTTGAGTTATAAAAATGAAAATTATTAGTACTAGCATAATCAATGATTCTCTTGATCTTGAAGTTACTGTTCGAAATGAACTAGATAATCTTATAACATTTCAATTTTCTTGTGTTCAAATGACTCCTATGGGATGGCAAGATTTATCATATGATATGTATGATCCAAGCATAATTAAACTCATTGAAGCACATCTTTCAAATTGGACGCCAGCAATCAAAGAAATTTTTAAACAAAAAAAAGAGTTTGAATATTCTCAGATGTTATCGGCAGGCTATGATCAGCAAATACCTGACGAAGAAATCAATGCAATTCTTGCAAATATATGATTCAAAAATTAGAACCAAATAAAAATGTAATTAAAGCACTTTCAAGTCATATTCAAAAGACACAATATCAGTGGTCTCGAGTTCCTTCTGGTAGTGTGACGCGTGAATTATTTGATGCTCAAGAATTACCTACTCGAGATTTAACAGGTGGTTACTTTCTTGATGGAAGTACACATACTCATCTTGCAATTATGGCACCAAAACATGAGTTAAATCCTCTTGCAGAATTAGTCGGTGCTAATGAAAACACTAATCTGATTGTATATGGTGCTAATTCATGTATGGGATGGCATACCAATTCTGATATGCCTGGTGATCGAATCTACTATACATTTACTCTTGGTAAAGCTATCTTTAGATATGTCAATCAAAATGGTCAAATTATAGATGATATAGATAATAGTGGTTGGACCGTAAGAAAGTTTCCTGTTCAAAAAGATCCTTTGTTATGGCATACAATTTGGACAGAAAAGATTCGCTTCTCATTTGGATTTTGGGTAAAAAATGTATCATGATCAATGGAAAACTTGGTTAGTTGTTCGTAAAGATAAACCACTTAAGTTAAAAAACTTTCCTCATTTATTTAAATTCTCTGAATCAATTAAACGGTTATCTGAGAAGCATCAGATACCGTATGTATTTGCTGAGGCATATATTGCAATGTATTTTGATTATACATTAATATATCGTGGCGGTAGTCCAAACTATAAACTGTTTAAGATGACTCCTCATGGTGATTATGTGACTCGATGGCCAATGTATCATCTTTGGAAAGATCACCCAATTGATGATGGAATAATTGAGCGATTCCTTGCAATGCCAAATAATCGGTATATGCAACCCAATACAGTAATTGAAACACCTGAATCCTATGATCTTTACTTGATGCAGATGAATATCACAAAATTTAAAGTCACAAATCATATTAATCCAAATTGGGATTTTGAAAAAGATGCACCAAAAGATGATGTTGTTTGTAGAATGGTATTAAAATATGTTAAAGAGAATAAAATTTACACGCTGTTTAAAGCTCATCCAACTACATCAATGCCAAGTGAAAAAGCATGGGAAGTTTATAAGCGTGATGGATTAGTAAGTGAGTATTCAATATTCATCGACAATGTCAATACCGATTCATTGATTCCCAATGCTAATAGAATATATTCAGCCGACTCAGCAGTGAGTTTAAATGCAATGTTAGCTGGAAAAAAAGTGGCTACATTTCATCCAATGGATCTATCAGAAATAATCCCAATGATTAAATCACCAGAAGAACTTGATTTAATTCAACCCGTTCCGATTGAAGATCAAAAGCGATTCCTTTCTTGGTATTATCACAAGCTTGTTATAGATATTGATGATCCTAACTATGAAGACAAGATGGAATCAATTATGATTCGATTCAAGAACGGTGAAAGAACAAAGGAATTATTTGGATGTTAATACAAACACCGTGGCCACATATGATTATTGACGATTATTATGATCCAATTCTTTTTCAAGAGATGTGTGACGAAATTAGAACTTTCATTAGACAACTTAAAAATGGTAGTAAACTTCATAGTAAGAAAACTACGATCGGTGGAATACATAACCCAATAAGGAAACTACCAAAAACTTCTAAATGTATCGGCAGTCGTGTAATCACTGAAGACATACTAAAAGAATTTCCACAATATAGAGATTATAAAAAACTTGAACTTGCAACTGAGGTAAATATCTGTTTAGATGACCTCAGCTATCCCATTCATGATGAAGCTAAGAGCAAAGTTTTATCAGCAGTGACATATCTTTTTCCTGAAGTATCACGTGGAACTCTACTATATGATACTGATAAAAACTTTGTGGCTGAAGTCGAATGGAAAGCTAATCGCACATTGATCTTTGCGCCTATTGATAATGTTACTTGGCATGCATATAAATCAATTCCAGGATCATATCGAATCACAGTTAACATGTTTCTTATAAAATGATTCGAATTCATAGACTTAAAGCAACATTTATTAATGTACCAAAAACTGGTTCAACATCTGTTCGTGAGTTTCTTATTGATAATGTTGTATCGTCAGAAGATACTATAACATATCATAGAGGCATTACACAAAATGTTAGTGCGGGTTTACACAGTCATTATACTCAATCAAATACAATTAAGAATGATTTGTCTGTGTCTGATGATACCTTTTATGCAACAGTTCGTGAACCACTCGAGCGCACTCTTAGTCTCTATCTGTATAGATGGAAGCAAGGTGAAATACCAACACCATCAATAGGAGATTTTCGGTTACGTCTATATAAGGGTAAAGGTTGGATCCAAGATGTTAAACCTTATCAGATGCAACTTCAAAGTAATTTTATGAACAATGGTACTTGGTGGTGCTATGATACTTTAGATTCTCATATCAAAGACTTAATTCAGAAGTATACAATTGAAGTCAAGGTTCCATTTGGTCATCATAATCAGTCATCACTTGTTCCAACACATAAATTGGTGGATCAATTTTATGATGAATCTACAAAAAACCTTGTGAGAAGTGCACAGCAACTTGATTTTGAGTTATATGAAAGAGTAAAAAATGAATATCGAAAGAGCAGTAATTGAAATAAATGGTGGATGCAACTACTCATGTCAGATGTGCCCACAGTCAAATCCAGGAAGACATAAAGACTTTTTGAAAAAGATGTCACTATCTCATTTTGAAGATATGGTGGCACAATGTGCTGAACAAGGACTCAAAGTTGTGAATCTTGAAGGTTCAGGAGAACCTACACTCAACAGGGATTTGGCAAGATATGTTGAGATCGTGAAAAAGTATAATGCAAAAGCATTCATATTTACAAACGGTAGACTTCTGAAAGATTCTTTCATGAAAGAGGTCATTGATGCAGGATTAGATTATTGTCGTTTTAGTATCATTGGTTATGATGCAACTACATATCACGAATGGATGAATAGTCTTGCATTTAATCAAGTTATTAAAAATCTGAATGACATAAATCAATATGTTCTAACATCTAATTCTGAATGTGTAGTTTCTACATATCATCTTATCCTTGATCAAGCAAATATTCCGTATGAAGTTGAAAAATATCTTGACATTGTCAATACAATGAATGTTAAGACTGAAATTTGGAAGATGCATAATTGGTCAGGTGTATATAAACCAGATTATGAAAGAGATGGAAAAATAAAAACATGTGGACGGCCATTTTCGCCAGACATTGTAATTCGAGCAGGCGGACTGAATGGTGACTATGGTGCAGTTCATCCATGTTGCCAAGTTCTAGGACAAGATGAAAAAGCTGTGTTAGGTCATACATCATCAACTTCAATTAAAGACATCTGGTATGGTGAGGCATATGAAGATTTACGTAACCGACATAGAACTGGTGACTATCCTGATTATTGTAAGTCGTGTGATTTTTTAATTGATGATACTGAAGTTTTGGTATATACTAATCATGATCGTGATCTTTATAAGATGCATGGTACCACTTTTGACTTAAATGATTACAGACAATGATTGTATAAATAACCATAGGATATTAGGAGGATTATTTTATGGCTATTAAAGCAAATTTAGTTGTTGATCAAGGTGCAAATTTTAGTGCAACGATTGATCTTACTGATGCAAATAATGCTGTGTTTAATCTTACTGGTTATACGGTAGCAGCTCAAATGCGAAAGAATTATACTTCGTCATCAGCGACTACATTTATAGCATCACATAATAACACAGGCGGAAAGATTACTCTTGTTCTGAATTCTACAACTACTGTTGCTATTGAACCTGGAAGATATTTGTATGATGTAGAAATCACATCCTCAGGCAATACAATTACACGAGTTGTTGAAGGAATTGTTACTGTAACTCCAGGAATGACGAGAATCTAAATGAGTATAAAAGCCGTTGTCACTCAGGGAATACAAACCACTGCTAAGGTAACACCTCAGCAGAACATTTTAGTAACTAATTACCAAGTAAGTACCAGTAATATTAATCTAGATGATCTTGCTGATGTTGTTGTAGGAAATCAACAAGACGGTGCTCTTTTAATATATGAACAATCAACACAAACTTGGAGAGCTAGAACCTCCATTGAGAACCCAAATACTGAAGTTAATGGAGGCTTCTTCTAATGGCAATTATCCGTATTAAAAGATCAGGTTCTACAGGGTCTCCAAGTGCATTAGCACAAGGTGAAATGGGTTACTCATTTCTAGGTGGAACACAATCAAATGGCGGTGACCGTCTTTACATTGGTACTGGCACTGAAACTGGAGGTGTAGCGGCTAATATTGCTGTTATCGGTGGTAAATACTTTACTGACAAATTAAATCATGTGCCTGGAACATTGACTAATAATGCCGCAGTCATTGTAGACTCATCTGGACGTGTTGATAGTTTTACCGCTAATAACTTAACTACCGTTACATTATCGGCAAATGGTTCTGTAGGTACTGCTGGTCAATTGTTAGCATCTAATGGTTCAGTTGCTTATTGGGCTACAGTTTCTGGTACTACTAATCTTGGCCAGACTTCAAATAGTTCTGTAATTGTTGTAACATCAAGCACAGGTACTAGCACAACTTTAGCTGCAGCCAATTCTACCATTGCTGGTCTTATAAGTGCTGATGCACAAACCATAGCAGGTGTTAAGACATTTAGTAACGATATTGTAGTGTCAGGTAACCTAACAATCAATGGTACTACCACAACACTTAATTCAACTACGTTGACTGTCGATGATATTAATATTGAGTTGGGTTCAGTTGCATCTCCTACCGATACAACTGCAATAGGTGGTGGTATCACTCTCAAAGGTACTACTGATAAAACAATTTCATGGAGTGCTGCAAACGGTTGGACATCTTCAGAAAACTTTAATCTTGCATCAGGTAAGACTTATAAGATCAATGGATCTAATGTATTAAGTTCTACAACACTTTCTATGTCTGGTTCCACTTCTGGTACCATTACAGTTACACCTGTATCCATAGCAGGAACAACCTCTATTATACTTCCAGCAACCTCTGGAACTCTTATCACAACAGGTGATGTTGAAACAATTACTGCTTCAATGATTGCCTCAATTGATGGTGGTACATACTAACCATTCCTATTATTCCATAGTCTATATAGACATTATATAACGGTGAAAGACATATGTCAACAAATATTACGCTAAAACGAAGTGCTGTTCAGAACAAAGTTCCTTTAACGACTGATCTTGCTCTTGGAGAGATTGCTCTTAATACATACGATGGTAAACTATTTCTTAAAAAGAATGTTAGTGGCACTGAAAGTATTATTGGTTTTTCTGAAGTATATTCTAACGCCAACAACAGCATTGTGCAAATTGGGCAATCTGCCAACACTGGCGGTATTATACAGTTCTTTACAGAAGGGACTGAAAAAGCACGACTTGCAGCGAATGGCAACTTCGGTATTGGTGTTACTGCACCAAGTTCAAAACTTGATCTAGCAGAAACTTGGAATAATGCCGGCACAACCTTTACTCACATCAAATCGAATGTGACCGATACAGCAAGTAATGCGGCCAGTTTATTGATGAACTTGCAAGTCGGTGGAGCTAGTAAGTTTAGTGTGACTAAAGCTGGGGTCATAATCATGCCTTGGGCATCTCAGCCATTTATATGGAACACTCAGGCTGGATTTGGAGCTAACGGAGATAATGCATTAATTTTCACTGGAGGCGGAACAAAAGCTGTAATTAGCAGTGGTGGAATAACAAGTTTTTCTTTTAATCTAGGTAGTAACCTGTACGACCCAGATATTAGAATAGAACGCGATGCATCCAACACTCTTGCTCAACGTAATGGCACAAACGCGCAAACATCTCGTATTTATGGGACATATACCGATGCATCAAACTATGAACGTGCCAAGATTGGCTGGAATACTAACGTTCTTGAAATTGGAACCGAAAATGCAGGCACTGGTACTTTAAGAAATATCAACTTAATTGGCGGTAACGTAGGTATCGGTGTAACTCCAACGGCAAAACTTGATGTTGCTGGTGATATTAGAGTAAACTCATCTGTAACCCTAAGTTCGGAAGCAATTACACTCGCAACAGTCACAAAAACACAGGTTGCATCATTTGCTGTTGCATCATTCCGTTCAGGTAAATTGGTTGTTCAAGCATACAATAGCGTAACTGGTGAAGTTCAAATATCAGAATTACTTGTTGCACATAATGGAACAACAGCATCAGCAACGGAATATGGTGTAGTGTTTACCGGAAGCTTATCATTCGTAACTTATGATGTTGATATATTATCTGGTAACGTCAGACTGATGGTAACTAATACAACAGCAAACTCAACACAATATAAAATATCAGAAACACTAATGGTAGCGTAAGGAATTATTATGACAACATTTACAATTACAATAAACGATGAAACACATTTGATTGGCATTACATCTGCAAGAGCCGCGTATAATGCTGCATTGACACCCACAGTAGATGCTGAAGGCAATGAGAGTCCAAATCCAGAACTATTAAACACAGATGAAGAATATGTGCAGTTTGTAATGAGTCGTGCGGCTGAGAGTTATGCAAAGCAATACGGTGCTTAATGGCAGTTGTTTATAATACAAACATTATAAGAAATGGATTAGTGCTTTACTTAGATGCTGCTAATGTAAAGTCGTATCCAGGAACTGGTACTACATGGACTGATTTGAGTGGGAATGGTAATAATGGTACTCTGACTAATGGCCCAACTTATGATAGTACAAATAACGGCAGCATAGTATTTGATGGTACAAATGATTATGCAACAACTTCAGTAAATTTTAATAATAGTAATAATTTTACAATTAATTTATGGTTAAAGAATACTGCTAGAGGTGTCAGCGATGGTCAAATATTATGCATAGGTAATGAGAAACTATTATTTTACACTGCAGCTAGCACAGGATCATCTCCTTGGGTGTTTTCTGTTTACTCTCCTACTATTTTTAACAATACGCCAAGATATAGTTCGTTAGTAATGCAATTGAATCAATGGTATAATCTTGTTGGTGTATACAGAGGAACATCATTTGAAATGCTTGTAAATAATGTTTCAATATTAGATTTGAACACTAGTATAAGTTCTTATAATATAGGAGTAGAAACAATACAGATGCCAAGAAGAATTTTGACTGGATTTACACAATTTCCAGGAAACATAGCGCAGACATCAATCTACAACCGTGCATTAACCGCAGCAGAAATCACCCAAAACTTCAACGCACAACGTGGAAGGTATGGAATATGAGTTTAGGACACGGACCATCAATTGTAAGAAACGGGTTAGTGCTGCATTTAGACGCAGCTAACGCAAAGTCATATCCAGGCACTGGTACTACATGGACTGATTTGAGTGGGAATGGTAATCATTTTACATTGGTGAATGGCGTTGGATATAGCGCCGATAACAATGGTACTATGATATTTGATGGCGGAAACGATTATGCATCAACTGCATATCAACAACCAGCGCAGGATGCAACAACATCATTTACTTGGACTGCATGGGTATATCCATTGGTTATTGACCTTACTCCGCTAATAGGTAATAGGAATAATATTTTAGTTTTTACTAAAATAACGGCTACTAGATTTGAATATTACCCAACAAATATTGGCGGTCCTATGACGCCAAACGCATGGCAAAGTGTCACTATCGTTAAAAATAATACAAATTTTTCTTACTATATAAACGGTATATTAAATGCAACTGGTGTAAGTTCAGGTGTAAAATCTGCTATACCATTTTTTGTTGGCGCTGATCCTTTTGCATCAGAATATTCAAGATCTAGAATTTCTACTGTTCAAGTATATCACCGTGCTCTTACACTAACAGAAATTGCACAAAACTTCAACGCAACAAGGAGCCGTTATGGAATTTGAAAATAGAAAATATGTAGTCATTCCTACATCAGAAGTTGTAAATGTAAACTTCACAGAGGTGTTAGAAACAGCACCAAATACTTGTCGTTATAATGTAGACGGAACTAAAACATTTGTCAAGTATGAAGGCGATATGCCAATAAGTGTTTCTTCTATTGTAGGCATCAGTCAAGAATACACATATCAAGAAATTCTTGCTTTACTTTCTACACCTGAATGGACTACACCGATACAATTATTATAAATATAACAAACGCCAACGGGGAGAGTGATCTGTGGCAAACGATAAGAAATTCGTAGTCAAGAATGGACTACAAACTCAGAATGTGAATTTTGTAGATTCAAATTCCAACAATATTATTATTGCAAGTATGCTGACGAGTGATGTTCTTTCCTTCTCAGGAAACACAGGACAACTCTTCAGTATCTCCGATAGTATGACAGGCATAATTTTTGCGGTCAATGATATTTCTGGTATTCCAAGTATTGAAGTGCTTGACACAGGCACGGTCAGGTTGGCTGAACTATCGGGCAACGTCGGTATTGGCAACTCATCTCCCACACATAAACTAAGTGTGAACGGCACTTCATTTTTTAGTGGTAATGTAGTTATTTCTGGAGCTACTACTACAATCAATTCCGCTAACGTTGTAATTCCCGCAATAACCAGTTCAATAACTACTTTAAGAAATCTAGTAAATCTTACATTAATGGGGTACTAAAATGGTTAAATCAACCAATCTAAACTTTACACAAACTTTACAGAATCCTACAGTAGTGTTCGTCACATCTGATTTACTTAATGTGATTGCAGTTAGCCCTAACGCAGTAGGTTCAGGTTCCACAGCAGGTACTAGAACATATACAGCAGCGGCAGGAACTCTACAAACTGGCGGCGCAGCAGCAGCGTGGACTGCAACAGTGACTGATGGTCGTGTCATTGGTCCATGCACTATAACTGTTCCTGGCTCATATCTTGTCACACCAACAGCAACTGCAAACCCTGCAACTATTGATAGTGGAACAACAACATCGACATTCAACATACGCGCTGAATATTACAAGGTGTTATACACTGCTTCAGTTGATGACTCTGTTGTAAAAGCAATCAACGTTTCATCTCTTGATTCTGCTGCAAGAGTTATGTCACTCTGGCTTGTAGGCACTGATAACCAGCCAAGATTGATTGGCGCTGTGAACATTCCAGCCAACGCAGGTAACACTGGTACTGCCAACGCAATTGATTTACTAAATGGTGCGCTACTTCAAGCATTACCGTATGATGCAAATGGTAAACGAGTTATTCCGCTTAGAGCAGGGCAAAAACTTGCACTATCAGTTCCTGCTATTACTGTTGGTACGCAAATTTATGTGTCTGCAATGATTGAAGAATACTAATGGATGGCAAACTCTCTTATGGTCCAAAGGTAACATATGATGCACGAGTGGCTGCAGGGCTTTCTCGAGGACCAACGACGAGACGATTAATGAATGCGGCAGTTTGGTCTAATACTTGGCCAACACAAAACTCTACTCTTGATTTAGATTTTGCAAATGATCGCGGATTTGTAAGAGGTAAGGGTCAAGGTAGAGTGATGGACGCTCTTACCTATAGTCGTTTTAGCAGCGCAACATATTTTGATAAAGATGGGCTACTTAAAACAGCTTTTTCTGATCCACCACTTGATTATCAGGTGACAACTTCATCAGTCGGTACTGTTAATAGATTTTTAAACTCGCAAAACTTTGTCGATGCAAGTTGGAATAAAACTGGCTTAACTGTTGCATTTGAACCGACAGTTTTAGCGCCAGATGGTGTATCACAGGCAACAAGAATTACAGAATCTAGCGGGGCTATTACTGAAGCGTTAATTAATGCTGGTAGTGTTACTAGTGCTGGTCCTAATAACACCATATCATTTTTTGTCAAAGAAATATCTGGTGGGCAAAAACGATATGTTTACATTGGTATGAGAAGTGCAGGTTTGACGCGATGGTCATGGATTATTTATGATTTAGCAAGACAAGAATTTACAACTCGTGGTGATGGTATACAGAACTCAGTAGCAGGAGGAAGTATAACACCTCTTGCCGACGGTTGGTATAGAATATCCGCAATAGTGAATAGTCCACTAGGAGATCAGCGCGCTGCCATTGGAATAACAAATTCATTTGCAGCGCCGAATAGTTATAACTTTGGCGGATACACTGGAGATGGCGTTTCGGGTATGTATATCTGGGGTGCGCAATCGGAACTCACCCCAACAAATGCTGTAATATCTGTTCCACGTTATGATTATTCAAATCCAACTACAATCAAGGCTAGAAATCTTATAACATTTAGCGAAGACTACTCGACACGATCTTTTTCTGGTTTCGGTTCGTATCGTGCAGGAGTTAGACTAACAGCGCAAACTACGCCGACCGAAACTATTTCGACCATTTATGGAAACTTGCCGTTTTTTGCTTTAACTGAAGACACTACCGCTACATCTGAACATTATTTTGCAATTGGTAGAAATACATTTGATGGATTTGATCCATGGCCAACAGATCCGACAACATTTTCATTAATTTTTAAACGCGCTGGCAGAAGATATCTATTTATTAGGCAATATTCAAGCACACCGTTTAAGCAAGTCCAATTTGATTTTGATAATCCAAATAGTTTAGTGTTTACTCAAAGCGGTGGTGTCGGAAATTTTACTTCTGGTTCTGTAGAATCACTTGGAAATAATGTATATCGTATCAGTTTAACAACATCATTCATTGGCGGTGGTACTAACTGGTTTATGATATTGGGTGCTGATGATACTGGCAATACAACATATACTGGAACTAATTCTATAATTGCATATGTATCTGGTATACAATTTGAAGAAGGATCAGTAGCAACTCCATATATTGCAGCATCGTATGCATATGCTGCTTATGATCAAAATATATCAACTACAAGTAATGGACTTCTTATAGAAGAAGGTCGAATCAATTATGCGCAATGGTGTAGAGACTTAACCAACACCGTATGGGTTAAGCAAAATATGTCAGTTTTTAGAGATCAAATTGGCTTAGATGGAATCACAAATACAGCATGTAGGTTGGTCGCTGATACTGATAATGCAACAGTCACTCAACTATATACAGGCTCGGGTAGTGTTACTGCGTCTGTTTATATTAAAAGATTAACTGGTTCTGGTAATATTCAGTTAACAATTGATGGTACTCAATGGACCACTATGCCAGTTGAAGAAAATAAATGGAAACGAATATCATTAATCGCCAGTATTACGAATCCGTCAATTGGTATTCGTATCATGAATGCTAATGATTCTGTAGTTGTTGATTATATGCAACTTGAAGGTGGAACATTTATGACTTCTCCAATATTTACCACTGGAGTTGCATCTTCAAGAGGGACAGATTTTACAGCAATATTTAACCCTACGTTTGATCAATTCTTTAATCAAAGAGAGGGTACGTTTTACGCAGAATTTGATATTCTAGGCGAAGCTGGCTCAACCGATAACCAAGTAATGGTATCTGTCGGCACATCTAATAACAACTCTTTTAGTGATTTTTTTAGATTAGATGAAAGAAACTTTGTTGGATTCTATAATCCGCCTGCAGGTGGCGTAGGTTATGATGATGCAACTAATCGTGCATTTAAAGGCGTGACCGTATATGGTCGAAAGGCTCATGGCGCATTAAATACTACCGGCATCAACAAAGCATTATATAATCCTAATGTCTCGGGTGGTATAAATTTATATGTAAATACTCCTTATGATAGACTTGGTATCGGTTTCCAAATTAGAACAATCTCTAATTATCGTTGGATGCACGGCAGAATAAAAAGAATAATATATATACCATACTTTATAAACAATGAAACTGACCTTACACTCATTGGTGACAGATGATTAGATATCTAAAATTTATTTCAAGAGAAGAAATGCTTGAAGCATTGTCCAAATGTGGGTTTGCTTTAAATGGAGAAATATCTAACGCATCTCATGTGCATACTCTCATAGAGTTAGGTAAAATTCATGGTGTTGAAGGTTGGCATATTAACCTTAAGACGGATGGCAGTGTAGATTTAACTGCACTTGATGAATATTCAGTTATACCAAAGAATCCTAGGGCAGTATGGGCTTAACCGGTGTGATATAAATACTTAATAAATGATAGGAGAGCGTTATGGCACAACCGACAACAAGAACTGAGTTTAAAGAATGGTGTCTACGTAACAAGTATACTACTTGGTATTTTTCTATTATTGATAAAGCTATTGAACGTAATTGGGATTCTCATAACATTGATTTTTATGTTGAAAAACATCATTCTATACCAAAATCTTTTGGCGGATCAAATGATGATATTGTTATATTAACTGCAAGAGAACATTTTATATGCCACATATTGCTCACAAAAATGCTTGTTGGTGATAAAAAGTCTAAAATGGTTTGGGCAGTTATGTGTATGAAAGGTAAATCTAATAGATACATTAACAGTAGATTGTATGAGAACGTAAAACAACATATTAAACATTCTGAATATTCAAAAACAAAAATGTCAGAAACAAGAATTAAAAATGGTACATTTGTTGGAAAAAATAATCCAATGTATGGTAAAAAAGGGATTCTTTCTCCACATTATGGTGTAACTCAAAGTGAAGAACATAAAGAAAAAAGACTTGGTAAAATCAGAGGTCGTGTTCAAAGTGAAGAAGCTAAAATAAAAATGTCGACTAATAGACCTAAAGGTCCAAGTGGTAAAAAATGGTTTAATAATGGTATTTTAGAAACATTTGCATTACCTGAAAATAAACCCAATGATTTTATTTTTGGTAGATTAAAGAGGGCAGTATAATGGCAATACCTACAACAAGAAGTCAATTCAAAGAATATTGCCTACGTAAATTAGGTAAACCAGTTATTGAGATTAACGTAGATGATGATCAAGTTGAAGACCGTATTGATGAAGCTTTACATTATTGGTATGACTATCATTTTGATGGTACCGAAAGAACATATTATAAGTATCAGATCACAAGTCAAGATATAACAAACAAGTATATTACAATACCAGAAAATATCATTGGTGTTGTGAGTATTTTTGATTTGTCATCAAGTCTTTCTACCGGTTCTGGTATGTTTAATGTTCAGTACCAATTTGTTCTCAATAATCTATATGAATTGGTCAACTTTGAATTCCTCCATTTCTATATGGCAATGGAACATATTCAGTTTATGGAACAAATGCTGGTCGGAAAACAACCAATTCGTTATAATAGAAATGTGAATAAACTTTACATTGATACTAATTGGGAACGACTAGCAGTTGGTAGTTATATCATTGTTGAAGCATATCAGATTGTTGATCCATCAGTTTATGCTGAGGTATGGAAAGACCGTTGGTTGCAGAATTATGCAACTGCTAAGATTAAATATCAGTGGGGTTCAAATCTTACCAAGTTCTCTGGTATGCAACTTCCTGGCGGTGTTCAATTCAATGGTGAAAAGATTCTTGGCGATGCTCAGGAAGAACTTACAAAGATGGAACAAGAAATGTTGTCGTCATATTCCTTGCCCGTATACGACATGATCGGATAGTTTACATGGCTACCAACTTCTATTTCTCAAACTTTTCAAACTCAGGTGAACAGAACCTTATTGAGGATCTGATCATTGAGTCAATTCGTGTTTATGGCCACGATCTTTGGTATATCCCAAGAACATTAGTTGCTAAAGATGAATTGTTAAATGAAGATGACTTATCAACATTTACCAAAGCATTCATGATTGAAGCTTATATTAAGAACGTTGATAGCTTTGGTGGTGATGGTGACTTCTTATCTAAGTTTGGCTTAAGAATCAGTGACACAATTACCTTTACTATTGCAATGAGAAAATTTGCCCAAGATGTTGCTTTATATGATGAACAGATTCGACCAAATGAAGGTGACTTAATTTACTTTCCATTAAATCGTAAAATGTTTGAAGTACAATTTGTTGAGCATGAAGCAATCTTCTATCAGATGGGTCAATTACAGACATATGACTTACGTTGTGAACTATTTGAATATTCACAAGAACGATTCAGTACTGGTGTTCTTGAGATTGACACATTGTTTAATTCATATGTTCTTACATCAAACTCTGCTATTGCTAATGTTGAAGCATTTGATGCAATGGCCGATAACTTTACTATTGAAACAGTTGCAGATTCTATCATTGACTTCAGTGAACTGAATCCGTTTGGTGAACAAAATTTTTAAGGATATAGAATAAAATGTTTGGTAATCAATTCTATAATGAGACAACTCGACGTTATGTAGCAGTATTTGGTACTCTCTTTAATGCTATCAAAATAAGTCGTAAGGATAATGCAGGATCAACTATTCAAACAATGACGGTTCCTATTAATTATGGACCTATGCAAAAGTTTTTAGCAAGACTTGAACAAGATCCAAGTTTGACAGCACCACAAATTACACTTCCAAGAATTACATTTGAGATGATTAACATATCTTATGATCCTTCTCGTAATTTAACACCAATGAGTAGATATTCCAAAAACATCACCTCAAATGATGCATCGTTTAATACATCATACACTCCAGCACCTTATAACATTACGTTTCAATTGAATATTATGACTAAATTTCAAGAAGATGGTACAAAAATTGTTGAGCAAATTCTTCCATTCTTTAAACCAGACTTTACACCTTCTGTTAAATTGTTAGATAACATTGATGAATATTTTGATATTCCAATTGTATTAGATAATATTTCAATGGAAGATACTTATGAAGGATCATTTGAACAAAGACGTGCATTGATTTGGACACTTACTTTTACAATGAAAGCTTATTACTTTGGTCCAGTGACACAAAAGAAAATAATTAAATTTGCAAAAACAAATCTGTATTCCAGTCTTGATTCTAATACAGCAGTTCAAGTAGTTCAAGTACAACCTGGACTTACTGTAAATGGACTACCTACTACAAATATTAATAACACAGTAGCATATGCAAACATCAACTTTGAAGATGATTGGGATTATATTGTACAAATAACGAATGGCCCGTAAGAATGAGTGATGATATTGCAAGACATCTTGGATTAACTCCAATGTCAGAAATTATGGATGCTGAAATCATTGGTGTTGAACAACCAAAAAAGCAAGTTATAGTTCCTGAAGATACAACAGAAGCTGACAGAGATTATAAGTATGCTCGAGATAATTTTTACAATGTCATTGAAAAAGGTACACAGGCATTAGAAGATCTTTTAGATGTTGCAAGTCAATCACAACATCCAAGAGCATATGAAGTACTTGCTACCACAATGAAAACATTGATTGATGCCAATAAAGATTTGGTTGAACTTTCACGAAAGAAAAATGAAGAACAAGCACCTAAATCAGAAGGTGGTAAAGTTACTAATAATCTTTTTGTTGGATCAACAGCTGAACTTCAACAGATAATGAGAACTCTAAATGACAAATCTGGCTGATAGAGGTTATAATGGCAATACCAATCTTAAAAAGAAAGGTGTATCTATTGAATGGGATCATGATAAACTTCAAGAGTATTTAAGATGTGCTCGTGATCCAAAATACTTTGCACAAAAATATATTAAGATCGTTCATGTTGATCACGGATTAATTCCCATTGATCTATATGACTATCAAGAAGAAATCATTGATAAAATTACAAATGGTCGTCGAGTCGTAGTCAATACATCTCGTCAGGCTGGTAAAACCACAACTGCGGTTGTTGTGATTCTTCATTACATTCTATTCAACGATCATAAGACAGTTGCTCTATTGGCAAACAAAGGTGATGCAGCTCGAGAGATTCTTGAACGAATTAAGATTGCTTTTGAAGCACTACCAAAATGGTTACAACAAGGTGTGATTGAATGGAACAAAGGTTCTGTTGAATTTGAAAACGGTTGTAAGATTCTTGCATCTGCTACATCAGGTTCTGCAATCCGTGGTAAGTCTATCTCATTCCTTTATATTGATGAAACTGCATTTGTTGAAAACTGGGATGAGTTTTTTGCTTCGGTTTTTCCAACCATTTCATCTGGTAACACGACAAAGATTCTATTTACATCAACACCAAATGGTTTGAATCACTTTTATAAAACATGTGAAGGTGCTAAGAATGATATGAATGGATATGAATATGTTGAAGTTCCTTGGCAACGAGTTCCTGGTCGTGATGAGACTTGGCGTAAAGAAACTCTGGCTGCTATGGATCATGACCTTCAAAAGTTTGCACAAGAATTCTGCTGTGAATTCCAAGGTTCATCTGGTACTCTTATCACTGGTTCTAAATTAAAATCATTGGTTACTAAAATACCATTGCTAGATAAAAATAATATCAAAATGTATGAGAATGCAACTCCTGGGCATATGTATGTTTGTGTTGCTGATGTATCACGAGGTAAAGGATTAGACTATTCGGCATTTCAAATTATTGATGTGACAGAAATGCCATATAAACAAGTGTGTATATTCCGTGATAATCTTATTACACCACTAGATTATGCGGAAGTTATTTTTAGAACATGTAAAGGATATAATGAAGCTTCTATTTTAGTTGAAATTAATGATATTGGTCAACAGGTCATTGAATCTATACTTTATGATTTTGAATATGAAAATGTTCTTTACACAACAAATAATGGCCGTGCTGGTAAAATGATCTCTACTGGTGGAAAAAGCCAAGAACTTGGAATTAGAACTACAAGATCCGTAAAATCAGTTGGTTGTAGTGTTCTTAAATTATTAGTGGAACAAGATCAATTAATCATTAATGATTTTGATACGATTAAAGAACTATCCACATTCTCTAAAAAAGCAAATAGCTTTGAAGCGGAATCTGGGTGTCATGATGATATGGTGATGTGTTTAGTTTTATTTGCTTGGTTATCAGATCAAAAATATTTTAGAGAAATTACTGATATTAATACGTTGGCTAAATTGAGAGAAAGAACTAATGATGATTTGGATGCTGAAATGTTGCCATTTGGTTTCCATGAAACAGGACATGATGAACCGTTAATTATTGATGTTGTGGAAGATAATTGGTTGCGTTTTTAACCCATTTCAGCATTTTATAAATATATAATAAGAATAGGTATTGGAATCTTACACATTAACAATTATAAGGGAGAAATGACATGGCTTTTCAAATAAGTCCAGGCATTAATGTAAGTGAATTTAATTTAACCACAGTTGTTCCTGCAGTAGCCACCACTCAAGGCGGTATTGCTGGCGTATTTAGCTGGGGCCCAGTAAATGAACGAGTATTAGTGACATCGGAAACAAATCTAGTTAATACATTTGGTAAACCAACTGCTAATAACTACGAAACATTCTTTACAGCGGCTGACTTTTTAGCTTATTCAAATCAGCTATATGTTGTCCGTGTAGCGGCAAACACTGCATTTAATGCAGGTGCTAATGGACAAGTTTTGACAGCCTCGGTAGCAGAAGCAAACACAACTATTCCTCAAATTATTGCTAGATACCCAGGTGATCTAGGAAATAGTCTTAAGGTTTCAGTCTGTCAAAATGCTAACGTATATAGTTCTAATATTGCCGGTGTTTCAATTGTCACTGGTGCAAATACTGCAACAAATGTTACAGATTTTGCTAATTTAGTTGCTGGTGATGTTTTAACAGTTGGTAATACATCAATTGGTTTTCAAGATTTAGTTGTTTCTAGTGCTGGAAGCAATACTACTGTAACATTTACCAACAAATATACACTGTCAACTAATTTGGTAACTTCTACTGCAACTAGAAGATGGGCATATTATAAAAACGTAGCAAAAACTCCTGCTGCAAATTCTGTCCACATTGCAATTATTGATGAAGATGGTGATATTAGCGGTGTTGCTGGTACTATTCTTGAGATGTATGAACAAGTAAGTGTTACTTCAACTGCTAAGAAACCAGATGGTTCATCTAATTTTTACAGAAACATTATTAATAATAAAAGTAACTGGGCTTATGCAACTGGTAACACTATTGTAACTACAGGTAATGCTGTATATACATCATTAACTGGTGGTATCAGTGGTGATGAAAAGACTGTTGCACTTGGTGTTCTTACTGCCGGTTATAACAAGTTTGTTTCACCACAAGACGTTGATGTATCATTTATTCTTGCTGGTAAACCAAGAGAAGGTACTGTTCAGACTGGTGTTGCTAACTATATTATTGATAACATCTGTGAAGTTCGTAAAGATTGTATGGCATTTGTTTCACCATCTGCAAATAATGCTAATACTGTTCTTAGTACTGCAGGCAATGAAGTAACTGATATTGTTGCATTTAGAAATGCTCTAACATCAAGTTCATATGCTGTTATGGATACTGGTTATAAGTATCGTTATGACCGTTATAATGATGTATATCGTTATACTCCAATGAATGGTGATATTGCTGGTTTGACTGCAAGAACTGCTCAGGAAAAAGACCCATGGTATTCACCAGCTGGTTATAACCGCGGTAAACTAAAGAATGTTGTTAAATTGGCATTCAATCCAAATGCTGCACAACGTGATATTCTTTACCCTGCGGATATTAATCCAGTCATTAGTGAGAATGGTCAAGGTACATTGCTATTCGGTGATAAGACACTTATTGGTGATAACAGTGCATTTGATCGTATTAATGTTCGTCGTCTCTTCATTGTTCTTGAAAAAGCAATTGCTGAAGCAGCTAAATCCACACTATTTGAATTTAATGATGCATTTACTCGTGCACAATTCAAAAATCTAATTGAACCATTCCTACGTGATGTTCAAGGTCGTCGTGGCATTTATGACTTCAGGGTAGTATGTGATGATACTAACAACACATCACAGATCATTGATACTAACCAGTTCGTCGGTGATATTTACATTAAACCTGCTCGTTCAATTAACTATATCCAATTGAACTTTGTTGCTGTTGGTACTGGTGTTGCATTTAATGAAATTATTGGTCAAGTTTAATAGGTAATAAAGGAGAAAAACAATGGCGTTTAACATAAACGAAATGAAAGCTTCCTTGACCGGTGGTGGTGCTAAATCAACACTCTTTCAAGTTGCTATCACAAACAAAATTGATACCAGTGCTGATGCTTTAGTACCATTTATGGTTCATGCTGCTCAGTTACCACAATCACAACTTGGCATTTATGATCTGCCATATATGGGAAGAAAGATCCCACTGGCTGGTGACAGAGTATTTGAACCATGGACTGTTTCAGTATATAATGATGAAAACTTTGCAATCCGTAACCGTATGGAACAATGGATGAATGCAATCAATAGTCATACTGGAAACCTACGTCTTACAAATTCAAGTAGCCCTTCTGATTATAAATCACAAGCATTGATTACTCAATTTAGTAAAACTGGTAAAGCTTTGCGTACTTATAAATTTGAAGGTATTTTTCCAACAATGTTAAGTTCAATTGCAATGGATTGGAATAATACTGACAGTATTGAAAGTTATGATATTACATTCCATTATGATCTATGGACTGTTGAAGGTATCACAGGCGATGCTTCTACAAAGGCATAAATATACCAATAGGTAAGGGGTTGATGTCCCTTACCACCTTTTTTATATAAAGATAAGAGATATTACAAAATGGCAACTTTATTTGGTTTTGAGATCAAAAGAAAAGATGAACCAGAACTTAAATCCTTTGTTGATAAAGATTTAGATGATGGTGCATTGACTGTTAACTCTGGTGGTATTGCTGGAGGTGCTTATGGTACTTTTCTTGATATTGAAGGAACTGCAAAAACTGAAGGCGAGATAATTACCAAGTATCGTCAAATGGAAATGCATCCTGAAGTATCAAGAGCAATTGATGATATTGTAAATGATGCTATTGTTGTATCAGATACTGATAAAGTTGTTGAACTCAATTTAGATGATACCAAATTATCTGACAACATTAAAAAACGTGTTGTTGAAGAATTTGAAGAAGCATTAAGATTGCTTGACTTTTCAAATAGAGGTTATGAAACATTCCAACGTTTCTATGTTGATGGGCGTTTAAAGTATCATGCCATTATTGATGAAAAGAATCCAAAATTAGGCATTAAGGAATTACGTTATATTGATCCACGTAAACTTCGTAAAATTCGTGAGATCACAAAAACAAAAGATAATAATGCTGATGCTACATTAGTTCAAACAAAGAATGAATATTATATCTTCAATGATAAAACATTTGCAACCAAATCAAGTTCTGTAAGCACCACAGATACTACTAAAGGTATTCGAATTGCAAAGGATTCAATCATTGAAGTGACTTCAGGTGTTGTGAATGAAACAAATACATTAGTTTTATCTCATCTGAATAAAGCAATTAAACCATTAAATCAACTTAGAATGTTAGAAGATGCGGCGGTTATCTATCGTTTGGCTCGTGCTCCAGAACGTAGAATTTTTTACATTGATGTCGGTAATCTACCAAAACTTAAAGCAGAGCAATATCTTCGTGATATGATGACCAAACATAAGAATCGTCTTGTATATGATGCTGCTACTGGTGATATACGTGATGATCGCAAACATATGACGATGCTTGAAGACTTCTGGATGCCTCGTCGTAATGGAGAAAAAGGTACAGAGATCACTACACTTCCAGGCGGCGCCAATCTTGGTGAGATGGATGATGTTCTATATTTCCAAAAGAACCTATATAAAGCATTGAATGTTCCTATCACTCGTATGGAATCTGAAACAGGATTTTCATTAGGTAGATCAAATGAAATTTCAAGAGATGAAGTTAAATTCAGTAAGTTCATTCGTCGTCTCCGTGCTCGTTTCTCAATGTTGTTTGATGAAATTCTAGAGAAGCAATTGGTTCTTAAGAATGTGATGACCATTGAAGAATGGAAAGAGATTAAGAATAAAATTCGTTATGACTTCCAAGAAGATAATCATTTTGAAGAACTGAAAGAGCAAGAGATTCTTACTCAGAGACTTCAGACATTACAAGCTATTAATGATTATGTTGGTGTTTACTATTCTAAAAAATGGGTGCGTAAAAATATTCTTCAACAAACCGATGAAGATATTGAAGAAATTGATGAGGATATTCAAGAGGAACAGGATGCTAATCCAGAACCTGAGGATACTCCACCACCGCCTCCACAACCCACACCAGTTAAAATTGTGAAATAGATAAATACATTATAAATATAAAAGGAAATTAAACTATGTCAATTGAAGATATTATTCAAGCATCATTTGATAGCAACCCAGTTGAAGTTGGAAATGCTTTTAATAATGCTATTAAAGATAAAATGATGAATGCTATTGCGGCACGTCGAGAACAACTATCTATGAGTATGTATGGCGACGATGATGAAGAATCAGACGTATACGCTGATGATGAGGATGAAGATTTAGACAACTCAGATACAGAGGAATACGAAGATGAAGACGTTTAAGGACATCATCAAAGAAGCTACATTAGAGCAATTGCCACGTCGTACCAAAGCTTTTGTTGATAAACATGTTGTGCAAAAAACTGATTATCCAGTTGATGCTGAAGATCAATTTACTGCTAAGAAGCTTAAAAAAGATAAGACAAAACTTGCCTCATTCCATAATGGTGAGGATGCTTCTGTATATGAAGAAGTTGATCTTGATGAAGGTGTTTCAAATCTTTCAGATGCAAGACTTAAGTTTCATGTTTTAAATAATATTCCTCATGGTAGTTATGGCAAAAAAGAAATGTCAGCAGAACATCTTCGTCGCAAAAAGACCGGTGGTCCTGCATATAATGCTGTTAAACCATCTATGAATGAAGAAGTTGATCTTGATGAAGCAAAGACTGATATTTACCACAAGCATATGTTAAAAGCACTTGGTAAAACAAGATTGCCAAAAGACCATGGTTACACATCATCAATCGCAAACAATGGTGATTTTGTTGTTCGTAAAGGTAGTGAAGTTGCTGGTCGTATCCCAAAAGGTGAACATGATCTAAAAGAAGCTTCAATGTCTCCAACAGATATGAAGCAACGTGAAGATATTGTTAAGGGTATGAAAGACAAGACTCAAGACTTTAAGGATCGTTATGGTTCTAAGTGGAAGTCTGTCATGTATGCTACTGCTACTAAGGCTGCAATGAAAGAAGAAGCAGAACAAATTGACGAGTTGTCAAAAAAGACACTTGGCTCTTATGTAAAAAAAGCGGCTGGAGATTTAGATTTTAACGCAAGAAGAGACGGCAAAATTTTGGCTGGTCAAGGAAAAAGCACCGATAAATATTTTAATAAAGCATACAGTAGAAAAAGAGGCATCGGTCTAGCTGCTGACAAATTGGCAAAAGAAGAAGCAGAACAAATTGATGAAGTTTCAGCAACCACACTTAGCAAATATTCAACCAAAGCTGCTCGCCAAGGTGATGATCGTCTAGCTGGTCAAAAGATGGCAGATGAAAAAATTCGTAAACAGCAAGGCAAATCATCAACGGCTAAAGTGGCTGCTGAATCAGTCGACCTTGATGAAGCATTCAAAGCAGGTGCAATGAAACTCAATGATGGATCATCTGTAACTCTTACTAATGAGTCATCAAATTCTTTGAACAATCTATTCAATCAGTTGAGTTCATCAAATAAAACTAAAATGGAACAGAGATTAATGTCTGGTTCAAAAGGCTTTAATGAAATTCTAGCATTTGCAAAGGAAGTATAATGGCATTTTCTAAAATTGCAATCAATAAAGATACTTGGACATTAATTGGTAATAACGTTGCTACAATTACCTTTCAAAATATTGGTCAACAACAAATCTATATTAATACAACTACAACAAACGTTGCACCAACTTCAACAATTGGTCTTGTATATGACATTTGGCAAGGTGAACTTAAAGTATCTACAACAACGTTAACAGTTGTGGGTGGTACTTACATTTGGGCCAAAGCCATCACTGGTACTTCTGGATCTGTAATAGTGGATGTATAATGTTCACAAATAGTTTTCGTAGTAAAGTTAACCCAGGTATAGGTAATCCTTGGCTCAATAGAGTAAGGTTTTTCCCATCATCCCTCTTTGCTGCCTCAGAGCAAGGCGTATGGTATGACCCATCTGACCTGACCACACTGTTCCAAGACAGCGCAGGAACCACGCCTGTGACTGCCGCTGGACAGACTGTTGGCTTGATGCTGGATA